CTATCGAGGGATGCTTTTGTTGGCGGCGTCGATTGCGGCGTCGAGGTTGCGCACGCGGTCAGCGTCAGGACGGCAATCAGCAGGCAGAGGTTTCGCATTGCGCAGCTCCTTAGTGAGCGCCGTCATCTTCGGCGCCAGGGTGGATTGGATGCCGGCGAACTCGGCGGCGGCCTGACGGATGACCGCAGCGTCGGCCTGGACATCGGCGAGCGCGGCCTCGGTCAAGGTGGCGCGGTATTCAGTGTGGGCGCGACGCAGCTCGGCGATCTCCGCGTCGTGCTTCCAGGCGCTGGCGATCCAGCCGCCGGTGGCGGCCAGCCCCACCAGGGCCAGAAGCGCGATCGCGGCGGCCGCCGCGCGGTACTCGATCGGGATCATGGGATGGCCTTCATGGCAAGGGCGGTGAGCGAGCAGCGCTCGACGTAGCCGATCGCGTCGCCGATCCTCTCGGTCTTGCGGCCGATGTTGACGCAGTCGGAAACGCCGTCGACGTCGTCAAGGTCAGCGAAGCGATTCAGGTTGTTCACGTGCCAGAACCAGCCGGCGCCCAGGGCCGCGCCGACATCGGTCGACAGCCAGGCGCCCACCTTCTCGCGCGGCAGGTCGAAGAAGTCGGCGCAGGCGTGGTGGTTGGTCGTGCCGGTCAGCTGCATCCAACCGGCGCCGCGCGTCCGCCAGCCATCACCGCTCTCCGGGCCGCGGTTCCCCATCCGGTTTGCGTAGGCGATGTTGGCGATGGCCTGCTGGTCGGCAGAGTGCGCCGCGGTGCGCCCGTAGCGCTCGGCCTGCGCTAGCGTGAAGCGCGTGAACGCCTTGGTGTTGAAGGTGGTCAGGATCGCGGCCGGCGTATAGTTCAGGTTCTCGCGCTTGCGCGTGAAGCCGCCGCTCTCGTGCGCCACCTGAGCGAGGAAGTGCGCCAGGCGCCGGCGGGTGGTGATCTCGAAGCGGTCGACCGCGGGCTGCAGCGCGGCGGCGACGGCGGCGGCGTTCGCACCACACTGCGGCGCGACGCGGCGGATGATGTTGGCGGCCACCTTCATTGGCCGCCTCGCACATCGCGCACCACGTCGGTGATGGTCGCCGCCCGGTTCTTCTCGATGTAGTTGAACAGCCAGCGCACGATGGCCCAGCCCGGCAGCCCGCAGGCGAACACCAGACCAAGCATCGCAATCAGCCCGATCGGCTTGTGCGCCCAGGACTCGAAGCCGAAGTGCTGGATCACGAAGGCGCCGCCGCCGATCGAGGAGACGACGGTCGAGATCAAGCCAACTGCCCATTCCTTCGGACTGCGCGGCGTCGTGATGCACATGACGACGATGGCCGCCAGGCCGGCGCCGATCGCGCCGATGCCGGCAAGGCCGCCGAGCAGCTTCCAGCCTACTGCGCCGGCGGCGGCGCCGGAAATTGGTTCACTCATGGATTGCGCCTTCATTTGGCAGGTGCTGCAGGAAAAGAAAAACCCGCCGAAGCGGGTTTCAGGAGGGTCAGTGCGCTGGCCAGCGTGCCGGGCGAGTATCGCCAGGGATCTGGAATGCCGAGCGCTGCGGCGACGGCTTCGGAGCAGAACCAGCGGCTGCGGCTGTGTGGTACCGGCGAGATCACGAACTGCAGGTTACCAACCAGGTCGTAGCCGGCGCCGCGGTGCGCTTCGAACCAGGCGACGGCCGCTGGCTCGAGCGCTGGCGGCAGGTCGACCAGATCCCAGCGCGCCGGGTCGAAGTCGATCAGCTTGGAGCGCACGCCGCCATCTTCGAACGACGACGACCAGGCGCCGCCGGTGGACAGCACCAATTCGACATGCGAATACCGCGATTTCGTCCACCACCGCACCACGCGGCTGTAGATGCCGACCAGGCCGGGGCGCGTGCCCTTGTAGAGCGCTGCTTTCATGTGGTCACCATTCGATTGCCGCGATCTCTTCCGGCGTGGTGGTGGCTGCCAGCCGCGCCTTCAGTTCCTGCGAGTGGTTGAAGTTCTCGGTGCCCTGGGTGGTCATCGAGGCGTACATGGCACGAAAGGCGTCGACGTCGGCCAACGGCAGCATCGTCTTGTCGGTGGCCTTCCAGCCGCCCGGCCAGCCGTCGGGGAAAACGCCGAACAGCGCGATGTGGTTGGCCACGCCGTCGATGTCAGAGCGGGACAGCGCATCGCATGCGATCTGCTTGCCCGCGTGCGGGAACGTTGAGAAGTTGGCCTCGGCGCGCCAGGTGTCGATCTGAGCGTTCTTTTCGATCCGCATGTCTGTGATGGAGACCTCCCCACCTGCCTGATCCTCCGGAGTAGCGCTGCGGTAGACAGTCTGCCCGTCTTTCCATTCTGCTATCATCTTGCTCATTTCCCGACTCCATAAATACGGACAGTTCCAGTAACGGAATACCCCGATCCGGCCGCGTGAATCCCAATGCCGGAATTTATTGCACCTTCATAATGATGGGCGCGACGCGCTTGGCCACGGATTGCCGAGGCGGTTGAAGTCAAACTAACGCCGTCGAAAGTAATGTTCTTAGACATATTTGCGGTTCTAACGCCGCGGACCGTGGCAAACCCACGGATGACACCATTGGAGGCGTCGGAAAGAGCAAGGCCCGTAACTGTGTTGGCAAGGGCGCCGCCTGCGTTCCCGGCGGCGTACGTCCCTGCCGATGGCACCTGACTGGTATAGAGCCGCAGAAGTGGCGGGAGATCGGCAGTGCTGAAAATCTCTGGGATGTCAATCAGGTACGTGTCGTACAGATCCGAAAAGACGTCCGGGAAGGCAATCGCGGAAACCGGAATCGTTACGATTTGCTCGGCAATTAGCTGCGTAGCACCGCGCTGGCTTCCCGCGTCCCCGTTACGGTCGATGTAGACTGCCAGGGCGTCATCTTTCGCAAACGGACTTGCCGAGCTGCCTGCCCGGTGCACAAGCGTAAGGTTGCGATACCCCGAGCCGGATGCCACATTCAAAATATCGAATAGCATCCACTTAGTCGGGTCCGTTGCCTTGACCATGCGCACACCACCCTTGACGATGCTGGACACGAGCGTGAGTGCATCGAAGACCCCCGACATATTCACACCGCTCATGGTGAGTGTATCCGCGCGCAGCACCGTAGCGGCATTCTGAGTCGCGCTCGACAAGCGCAGCTTGCCGGGTCCGGGGTCGGCATCAGCGGTAGCGGTATCGAAAACGTACGGGAAGGCATAGGCGCCGCCGGACGCAAAGGCCGACATGGCGGCCTCGGTCGCATTTAGCTCTGCGGCGAACTTCGGCAGGTCGCGCATCAGGCCCGACATCTTGTTGTCGAAGTCCAGCTGGTCCTGCGACTGGTCCGGCATCTGGGCCGGGTCGAGCAATACAGAAATGGTCATACGGTCCCTTCAATTTGCATGGACATGTCCCAGCGGGTTTTGCCCTTCACTACAGGCTTCAGGCTTGAGTACCGGCCGAAGGCGATCGCCAATCCATACTTCAGCGACCCGACCCACACGATGTTCTTCTGCCGGTAGGCGGCCATCAGCTCATACACCGCGTCGACCTGGTCAGCAGCGACCACGACATCCGCCGTGATGCGCTTCGCCCAGTTGCGCACCGTGGTCTTGCTGGTGCCGTCGAAGTTGAACGAGGTGTCGGAGAAATCCTTGATCTCGGCGCCGAGCGTCATCAGCGTCTTGCCCAAGTCCGCTGTCGGCCCGATCGCGCACATACCGCACTTCGGCACGCCGCCAGGCTTGCGAATCGCGATGGTGACCAAGGCATTGGCGAACGGCGGCAGCTTCAGGCTCACCGCCCAGGTCTTGCGGCGGATCCGCTTGAAGCACCAGTTGAAGAAGCTCGACGCTGAGGTCGACACCTTCAGCGACTGCTCCTCGCGGTAGACCAGCCCCCGGAACCGGTCGACCACCGACACCCTCACCTCGGCCGCATCGACGTTGCCGATGTAGAAGCCCTGGCTGATCACCTGCGGCGACACCACGATGATGATTTCCTCCGGGTTGGAGGTCTGGGTGTTGTTGTACTGGTCCAGCATCGCCCAGCAGTTGGTGGCGCCGCGCGGGGTCCATGCGGTGGTGTCCGCCAAGGCCTTGCCAACGTTGCCGGCGATGAGCGACTGGAACACGTTGTGGCTCGCTGGGTCGTAGACCAGCGCATCCTTCGCGTAGGTCGTCGTCGCGCTGTAAAGCGGCTCGGCGATCGGCACGTTCGAATACACCAGGCCGGCGCCGGCGCCGAGAACCTCACCAGCATCGAGCAAGGCATACGGCGCCTTGCTCAGGTCGGCCGGGTCGTAGGTGACCCGCAAGGTATTGGGCGGCGCCATCTGCTGCACGCCGTTCCGGTCGTAGTACGGTGCCGGATCGGCGCGCGTGCAGGTGACGTCGCCCAGGGCGACAGGTTCGATGATATCCATCGGGTTCCTTATGCTGGTACCGGCACCACCTCGGTGACGACCGGCCTGCGGCCGTTCACGATGTCATCCAGGTGAGTGGCGGTGTTACTGGTGTGGGTTGCAACGGCAAGCAGGCCGTCCTGCAGGGCGCTGCGCAGTTCAGCGTTCTCGCGCTGCTGCGCCTCGATGACGCCCGCCAGGCGCGCCACCTCCTGCGCCAGCGCGTCGGCGTTGCCGCCGGGGCTGGCCAGCCGGCGCATCAGCTCGCGGTTGTCAGCCGCGGGGATGATCCGCTCGTCCTTGTGGATATAGGCCGGCATGTCGTACGGCACCTGGTTGGTGCCCACGGCAAACCCGCGCAGCTTCTGGTATTCCTCGCTGTTCTTGGCCGACTTGATGAAGTCCGCGACTTCGGTCGCGTCCATCGTCGAGCCGTAGGCCTTGGCGAAGAAGTCCATCCCGGCGGCGTCCGGCGCCCGGCCGAGCACCTCCTGATACAGCTTGTTCAGGTTGGCCTCGGTCGAGCTGGCGATGCCGTTCACGATCTCTTCGATCGGCATGCCGCCGGCAGCAGCACCCTGCCAATACTCCATGCCCGCAGCTTCCGGCGCCCGGCCCAGGTGGGTCTGGTAGGCGTTGCTGATCGCCGCGCCGGCCGACACCACCGGGTTGGCGCGCGCCGCGGCGAGCGCACCCTGCAGCCCGCGAATCGCATCAGCGATCGTCAAGCCGGTGGTGCTGATCCCCTTCAGGATGTCGATCTGCTCTTGCTCGCGCTCGAGCATCACGCCCAGCTGCTTCGCCTGGTCCTCGACCGCCTTCAGGCTGCGCTCTTCCACCGTGAGCGCGCCATCCGTCAGCCGGGCCAGCTCGGCCAGGTCGCCCTGGGTGCCGAACAGGTCCCGCTGGTAGTCCTGGTAGGTAGCATATCCGTCCGTCGAGGGGCCGTTGCCGATCTTGGCCAGCGCCTTCTGCAGCTTGTCCGCATCCGGCAATGGACCGCCGGCGCGCGCAATCGCCGCCGCCGCACGCACTTCCGCCATCGCGCTCGCACGGTCCGCCTCCTGCTGTTCAGGGGTGCGAATACCGTTGAGCGAATTGCGCAGTGCATCCGACAGGCTCCGCAGCTTGCTGACCGCCTCGGTGCGCGCCTGGATGTCATCCTGCAGCGCGGCCTTCTGGCGGTCGACCACGCGTTGCAACACCGAGAACGCACCATCGACGCCGGACAGCAAGCCGGAAGCCTGGTCCAGCACAGCTTGGCGCGCGGCCTCAGTCGCCTTCTGGGCCGCCTCGGCTGCGAGCCGAGCTGTTTCCGCCGCCGCGTCGCCTACCGATTTCAGGTAGTCGGACACGGTCTTGAACTGCGGCGCCAGCGCCAGCAGGCCGGCGTATTGCTTGGCGCCCTGCTCCGTCGCTAGCGCGCCGGATGACACCAGGCCCTGCACTGCCGACTTGAACTGGTCGGCGGTGGTCAGGCCGGCGAAGCCCAGCGCCGCCAGGCCTTCCTGCAGCGGCTTCTGGATGATCGCTACCCGCTCCGCTTCGGAGAGGAAGTTGTCATTGAAGAAGGTCGTCTGCGTCGCCAGCGCGTCGATGCCGCCGACCAGCGTCAGCAGTCGCTCACGCGCCTCGATCGACTCGGTGCCGACAGCACGGAATGCCGTCAGCGACGTGGTGCCCATCGCCAGCAGGATCTGGTCGACCGCGGTGAAGTTGACCGCCAGGCGCTCCAGCGTCGCCGATGCGGCTTCGCCCTGCGCTTGAAACTTGCCGATTTCCGGCAGCAGCTCACCGGCGACCGTGTTGGCCACGCCGGTAAAGAACTCGGCGATCAGCTTCTGATTCGCTTCTTCGTCCTTGCCCAGCGCGATCTTGATGGCCTGAGCGCGGGTAGCGATGCTGTCGGCGTTGATGCCCAGCGCACGCGCGGCAGCCGACGACGACGCCTTGATCGCGTCGTAAGCCGACGTCAGACCTGCGGCGAACTCAGCGTCGACCGGGTTGCGATCGGTGCCCTTCTTGTCGCTGCGGAACCACCCGCCATCCTGCTTCCAGGTGGTATCGGTTGTGCCGGCGAAGCCGTCGGCGCCGAACATACCATTCAGCGTGGTGCCAGTGGATTCCTTGGCACCGCGACCAAACGCTCTGTTGAACAGGCCTCCGACGATCCCACCAACGGCAGCACCCAGCGGCCCCATGCCCATGCCGATGGCCGTACCCAGGTTCACCGCGGTGTTCCCGGATCCTCCCAGCACCGAATAACCGCCCGAGATCGCCCGGCCACCGTACACGCCGGCGGAGACGCCGCCGATGAAGCTGGTTGCGCGCCCCACGCCCTGCGCCAGCGCGCCGGGCGCGCCGCTGCCCTGCGAGAGCCCGAGCTTGTCAAGCCCGACCTGCACACCGTTGGCCACCGACTTTTCGAAGTTGCCGCCGGTGCGGAACGAGTTATACAGGCTCGTGACGGTCTGGCTCAAGCTTGGCGCCGCGCTGGCGGCGCCGGCAGCTCCCGATGCAGCACCCGGGAATAGACCGGCAATATCGCCGCTTACCGGGGCCAGCACGCCCTGTATCAGCGGACGAAGCACCAGCGTGCCGAACATGTTCTTGAGCGTGTCGACCAGGTTCTGGCCGAAGTCCTTCCCGCTTTCGAACCCGCGCAGCAGCGCATCGGTGAGCGACTGCTCGATCGATTCTGCGGCACGCTTCCACTCCTCGGCTGCCTTCTTGGCCGCATCGACCTGCTCCATCGCAGCGACCGCAGCCGCGTTGCGCTTCTTCGCGTCGATCAGCTTTTCCAGCGTTTCGATCTGGTCCAGCTGCAGGCCGAGCGTTGCGCGCTGTGTCAGCTGGGCTTCGAGTTCAGCAATCTCAAGCTGCTCGACCGCCGACTTGGTCATACCGTAGGTGCGCGCCAGCTCTTGGTTGCGCTTCGCTTCGTCCTCGGCATCCTGCACGCGCTTCGCGTACACCGCGCTCGTCGCCTCCAAGCCCTTGGAGTAGCCGTCCTGGAAGTCGCTCAACTCCTTCAATGCACGTAGGCGGTCTTCCTCTGCCTGCTTTGCGAAGGGCTGCTGCTTGATGTACGCCTCGACGGTCGCCGTGTACGCCGCCAGCGACTGCTTCCCGGCGCTGTAACCTGCGTACAGCTTCTGCAGGTTCTCCACGTAGTCGGCGTCGACGCCCAGGCTCTTGCCGTTGATGCGGTCGACCAGGTCGGCGTACTCTTTCGCCGCCTTGGCCTGATCGGTGATCGCTTTGGTTGCGGCCGGATCTGCGTACTTGGCGCGCACCAGCTTTTCCATCTCAGGCGGGATGGTGCCGAACTGCTTTTTCAATTCCGCAAGCTCGGCCGCCAGGCGCTGAGCCGACGAACCGTTCTTCGCATACCAGTCGTCGAGTCGCTCGCCGCGCGTGCGGGCGGCTGCCGTGGCCACCTCGCCCTGCAGCGTCTTTACCCGGGCCAGTGCGGCTTCATACTTTCCGCCCAGCTCCACCTCTTCAAGCTGCAGCATCATCCGCTCGCGCGAGCCCTCTGCAGCTTCGGCCTGAGCCGCCTTATTCGCGGCAAGTGCAGCCTTGGCGCGCGCCAAGCCGTCCTTGTCGACTTCGCTGACGCCGCCCAGATCCTTGATGCGCGGCTCGGTTGCCGCGAGGGCGTTTCGTTCACGCAGCTTGGCGATCTGCTCGTCGAGACGCGTGATCATTTCTGCCGTCGATTCCTCGGTCGACTGCTTCGCTTTGTCGTTCGCATCCTCGGCAGCGTTGCCCCATACGGCCCATGCGGTAGCCGCCAGGCCGAGCACCGTAATCACAGCGCCGACAGGGCCGCCGAGCAAAGCCAGTGCACCGCGCGCGGCGCCGACCGAAATTGACGCAGCCCGCGCCGCCGCCGCCTGCGCGGTCAGAGCTGCTGTATGCGCCGAGGCCGCCGCTGCAGCGCGCGCTTGCGCCGGGATCAGGCCGTTGGTCGTAATGGCAAGGGCAGCATTACCCTCCGACGCCAGCACGGCGGCACGCAGCTCGTTCACGCGAGCCGCAGCCGTCGCTGAAGCCGCAGCTGTCGCAGTCACGTTCGAGTTCGCGGTAGCAAGATTGGCAGCGGCCAGCGCGCGACTTGCGGCAACGTTCTCGTATGCCTTCGTCGCCGCAACTCCCAGCATCGAACCCAGCTTCGCTGCCGCGAGCGTTGCAACGGCTCCGCCGGCCACGACCAAGTTGTCCGCCAGCAGGCCGATGCTGCCGGAAAGTAGCGACACTGCGCCATTAGATTGCGCGGCCGAGCCAACGAGCTCAAGTACATTGTTTTTCAGCACCGTCACGGCGCCGCCGATCGACTCGACCGACTTCGCCTCAGTGCGCAGCACGCCCAGCGCGCGAGGGAGTGCGTTCGCCAGGACGTCCGTGGTCAAGGCGCCTTGCTCAGCCATCGCCCGGAGGGCGCCAACTGGCACGCCGATGCCGTCCGCCAGCGCCTGCATAAGGCGCGGCGAAGCTTCGTTCACCGAGTTGAATTCGTCACCACGCAGCACGCCCGACGCGAAAGCTTGCGACAGCTGCAGGATCGCCGATCCAGCCTCTGCCGACGATGCGCCCGAGACTTTCAATGCAAGGCTCACAGTCTCGGTGATGTCCGCCACCTGGGACTGCGCGATACCGAGATCGCGTGTGCTCTTAATGATGCTCGCGTAGAGCGCCCCGGTAGCCGACAGGTCCGACTGCGCGTCCGCAGCGATCCGGCGCACAGCACCTTGCGCATTTGCGAACTCGCTCTGGCCGGTAGTCGCCAGCTTCAGCTGAGCGACGTATTTACCGTATTCATCCGACAGCTGCACTACGGCAGCAATGCCGGCGCCGCTCGCGACGCTGGCCAACGCTGCGGCGAAGCCACTGATGGAGCTGCCTGCGTTGCCGGCTGCTTCTTCGGCAGCCTGCAGTTGCTCGATCAGCGGGCGCGCGTCATCCGCGACACCCAGCTGCTCGGCGCGAAGGGCAGCCAGCTGCGAAGCGGTTTTACCGATGCCGTCGGCCTGGGCGCGCAGCCCGGCGAGGAAGTTATTGCCCGCGTCGAGTTGCCGCTGGGCTGCCGCTGCTTGCTCCGTTTTCTTGGTGACCGCATCCAGCTGGTCAAGGTACGGACGCAGTGCGGCGACATTCAGCCCGCGCGAGTTGGCCAGCGCCTCGTAGTAGGCGGCACTGCCCTTCGCTCCGGCATTCATCGACGCGGTAGCGCGCTGGATCGACTCGGCCATGCTCTTGGTGGCGCGGTCGACCTGACCAGCTGCCGCGCCGGCACCTTCGCCCACGTTGCGTAGGCCGCTTGTGCCTGCCAGATTCTCGATCGACTTGCCGGTTTTCTGGGCGGTCGCGCCAAGGTTTTCAAGATTCTTGCCGGTGCGCGTGGTCGCTGCTTCGACCTGACGTAGACCCGCCTCGACGCCGCTGGCGTCAGCGGTGACCTTGATTACCGCTTCATTGGTGATTTCGCTCATGCGCCGCCCATAAAAAAACCGCCCGGCGGCGGTGCTTCAATCCTTGCCGCGCATCGCTTCGAGCGCAGCGTCCTCCATCACCTGGAGGTCTTCGTCCAACTGGTTGTATTCCTCGCGCGTCAGGCCCATCCGATCAATGCGGCTGTAGGCAACGAGAAAATTTAGCCCGATCGGGCCGCCCATCGGGGCGAGCACCCATTGCTTGCGCAGGCCATAGAACAACTCATAGGCCCGCACGTTTTCAGGCCAGATTTCGACTGGATCCGCCGCCAAGTCCTCCAGCGTCAGGCCCGCCACCGCCAGTTCGGCTTCGGAGGGCTCTGGCGCATAGAGGGCCGAGGCGACGGCCTTTAGTTTTTTGCGCGGGCGCCGGTGATCTCGGCGATGTACTTGTCGAGGATCGCGCGCGCTGCGCCCATGTAGCGCTGCACCAGCTTGCCGACCTGGTCCTTGCTGAAGGTCTCTTCCAGATCCCAGCCGGCCAGGATGTCCATCAGCGCGTCGACGTCTTCGGCGCCGGCCAGGTTCTCGACGAACTCCTTGAAGTCGTCGCGGTTCATCCACTTGAAAGTGAATTCGACGTCGGCGGTCTTGCCGCCCGGGACTGGAATCGCAGCGACAGCGGTGAAGGTGGCGACGGCGGCCAGGGAGAGTTTTGCTTTTGCCATGATGGTTTTCTTTCAGATGATAGTGAGACAGGAAAAAGACCGCGAGGAGCGACCCCGCGGCAAAAGGCCAGCGCCGACCGTTCGACGCCGGCTGGCAACACGGTTTAGTAGCGGACGACCTTGTTCTGCAGCGAGAAGATCGACTTCACCGCCATGACGCTGCCCTTGGCCAGGCTCGGCGACTCGTTGAACGAGCAGTAGCCGGCGTACAGCAGCACGCCACCGCCCGGCAGCATGCCGCGCAGGCAGGTCAGCTTCACGCCGTCCGAAACCGCCTTCAGTGCAGCGTGGTGCGGCAGCGACTTGTCGTCGGCGGTGGTCAGGGTGACCGTGGTCGCGGTGAAGCCGTCCGGCAGCATGACCGGCATGTTGGTGTCGAGCAGCGGCACTTCGACGTTCTTGCCGTCGCCGCCGGCGACGTCCGCACTCACCACGCCGGTGACTGGCACCCAGGTGGTGATCTTGCGAACGGTGCCAGTGCCGGCGCCGACCGGGAACAGTGAGGTGTCGGTGGTGTCCAGGCCTTCGAAGGTGAACGACGTGCCCGACGCGGCTTTCGCGCGGAAGACACGGCCGGTTGCTTGGCTCCAGCCGCCGGTATATTCGAAGTAGTCACCGGCGGCGAGCGTGTTGGTTGCGGTCGCGACGGCTTCGGACGCATTGCTCATTGCGGTGATGCTGATCGCGGTCGCAAAGACGGATGCGAGGGCGAACGCGATGTTGTTGGGCAGTTGCATAAGGGCCTTCCAAAAGAAAAAGGCCCGTCTCCGGGCCAGTTGCGCCCGAACGGGCAAAAAAAAAGCCGCCCGGATTGCGCGGGCGGCTTGGAATGAAGGGGTGTTACTGAGTCAGCAGAAGATCATGAAGTCCTGCATGGTCCCGCGGTAGGTTGTGGCTTCGTCGTATCGGGCCACGCGGCCGGTCGCCACTTCGGGCTGGAGGTGCACTGCAGCGCGCAGCGCATCCTCGACCTGGGCGCCGAGGGCCGATGCGTCGACGCGCGTGTCCGCCCAGCAGTTCACCTGCATGCGGACCGGCTGCTTCTGAGGGCGGTCGCCACTCAGGTAATTGACTGGATCTCCGCCGGCTGCCTGATACGTGATGTATGGGCGGGGCGTGTCAGGCTCCGCGATGTCGGGAAAGACTCGGCCTTCCGCCAGGTCCTGCAGCACGGCGAAGATCAGTTCCTCAGCGGTCATTTCGAGTTCCTTGCAATCTGCTCAGCGAGCGTGCGCGTCATGACGTCGACTGCCGCCTGCTTCTTGCTATCGTAAGCGGGACGCATGAAGGGATATGCCGGCACGGTGGCGGAGCCAAACTCCAGCTCTTCCGCTTTTTTTTGCCAGTATTTGGCCTCGCGAGCTCTATGCGCCTTCCAGCCCACTACTCGTCCGGTCTTCGCACTCACGGTCTTGTTTTTCCTGACCTTGGCGTGTCCGCCCTCGACAAATTTCCAGTAGAACGCATCGGCGCCGCCGAACCGCCCGCTGCGAACGGTCACCAAGTACACCTGGCGGATGGAGCCGTCAGACTCTTCCTCGACCCGCTTGACGATGATGCTTCGGTGGATGGTGAAAGTCTTCGCGTGCGCCAAGGCGTTCCGCTTCGCCTCCTCTCGGAAGAGCTCGGCGCCGGAGAACCCCGTGGCGCGCAATGTCTCCTCGCCGGTAGCAGCCTTGACCTGCTCGACGGTCTGCTGAACAGCTTCCGTGAGGCTTGATGCGTCAAAGTCGATCATTTGACGCTCTCGCAGACCAGGAACATGTAATCGCGATCCTTCGAGTCCGGCAGCACCGCCTTGATGTCGTAATCGAGGCCTAGGTAGCGCGCGCCCATCGACGCATCGACGTCGGCGCGCTTCCGGATCCGGATCGAGCACTTCACGATCGACACATCGGCGTCCGCGCGCATCACTTCGGCGCCGGTCTGGAACAGCACGTCCGCCCACAGCGATCGCGCGACCTCCCAGCCCTTAGCGCGCTGGCCGGCTGCGTCTCGGCCGGCGCCGCGCTTGAGCAGTTGGATTCGGTGATTCAGCATCCGTGCACCACTTCCGGCCAGAGCAGCCGCTTCACATGTTCGCTTTTGGGCTGACCGCCGGTCTGGAAATGCTCGCTCAGACGCGCCACGATGAAGCCGGCGATGGCATCCGGCACCAAGCTCGGGTCCGTACCGTAGCCGCACGTGATCTGCACCTGGACGGCGTTGATCCGGCGCGCCGGCGTTGGCCAGGCGCGCCCGGGCGCCAAGACGATCTCTCCCGGCTCACGCTCGCCATCGACCTGGTAGTCCTCCGGATGCAGTGTCTGCTGCACGCCGGCGGCGTCGATGAACTTGATGTGGTCGACCTGCAGCAGCGGCGGCCGGCGCAGTTCGAACTTTGTCGGGAAGGCGTCGAGCGTCAGGCGCCAGGTCTGTTGCATGATCGCGCGGTTGGTTTCACCCTCTGCTTCCGCGGTGTAGGTGCGCATCGCGCGTTGAATCTCGGCGTCGAGCGGCGAGGTGCCATCTTCTTCAACGTCGACCCGGGCCGCCACGCGCGCCTCATCCATCGAGACGGCGAGCGCCGTGGGCGGGGTGATCAGCTTCCAGCTCATCGGACGGTTCCTTGTGTTGCATCAGGCCGGACCGGTGCCTGATGGCTGCCGGCCGGCGCGCGCGCGTACTGCACGACCTGCTGCTGTTCCTTCTGCAGCACCTCGTTCGGCACGCGCGGCAGTTGCGATGCGTCGATCATCAGTTGTCCACCCTGTTGAAGTGAATGACTCGGAAAAACTTCTCGCCGTTGGTGCAGAGAAATGGCAGCGTGCAGTGGTTCAGCGGATCGGCAGAGGTGTCCATGCCACCGGCCTTGACCAGGATCAGCCCGCCCTGGGCGACCGGCTGCTCCAGCACCGTGACGCCGACCGGGATTGCCGCGAGCGCGGCGTTGATCTGCGTGTTGCTGTCGGCCAGGATGTGGGCGACGTCCGCGACGAAGTAGCGCTTGTCGTCCGGATCCTTGCTGACCGCCCACACGCCCTGGAGCTTGGCGAACCAGATCGTGCGGTCGAGCTGCTCCCCGTTGGCCAGCGTGATGCGCAGGGTGCAATAGTTCTCCGCACCCGGCGCCTCGCTCAGCCCGCCGATCTTCACCGGGATCAGGGTGCCCTGAACAACTGGCTCTTCCAGCAGCGTCACCCCGGCAACCACCGCAACCACGGAAATGGCGACCGCCTTGCTCTCCGCCACATCGAAGGAAACGTCCGCCACACAGTAGAACTCGTCCAGCGGGTGCTTGTTGATCGTCCACCTGCTGTTTTCCTGGTAGGGGCCACCTGGAACCGCCGCAGCGTTCGGGCCGAAGACCACAACCCGCGTTCCGCCGGGGAACACGACCTTGCGGCCGGGCGCCACTTTCGATGCATCGAAGCTGTCCTGCGCCGGTGGCTGGTTGGCCTCCGTGGTGAAGCTCTTCGCTAGCGGCTCCGACCGGTTGCCGGCGGCGTCGTAGGCGCGCACGCGCACCTGATACGTCGTTGCCGCAGCCAATGCCGAAACGGCGAAGGACCGCGACAGCCCGGCGTTCACGTAGCTCGTGCCGCCGTTGATGCTGTACTCGTAACCGGCCACGCCGACATTGTCGGTCGCCGCCTGGAACGCCAGCGTCGCGCCGCTCGTGGTGATGCCGGTGATGCTGATCGTGCCGGCCATGACCGGCGCCGTCGTATCCGGCTCTGGCACCACGCCGGTATCTGGCTCGACAGCCATATCCGTCTCAGCCAGGAGGGGCAGAGGCTGCGCGGCGCTACCATAAATCGGGGTGCCGACAGCTGGCGCCGAGCCGGCCAGGTACTGCAGCGTCTCGACAGGCCGATCGCAGCGCACGCGCAACAGGCTCGCATTGACGCGATCCACGCCGAGCACCGTGATCGGCTGCTTGTCGAAGCCGGCACCGGTAAAGCCGGTGGCCGACGCAGGCACGTTGAGGTCCGTCGAACCACGGTGTGTGACTCGCACCAGCACGTCGTTGCCGGATGCGGTCATGCCGCTGATGTACGGCGATCCCATCGGCACACCGTCGTAAATCGTCGAGCCGGACTGGAAAGAGCTGCGCACGTTCAGCGCAGGGTACCCGGCTGCCGATGGCGACAGGTGGGTACCGTCGCTCGTCAGCATGAGGAAATCCAGCGTCTGCACGTGGATCACGAACGGATCCTTGCCCACGTCGCTTTCGGCCATTCGCACCATGTTCGATTGGGCATCGAACGCCGCCTTCGAGAGGACGCTAGTGCTGTACGCGGTGCGCCGGTTGTAGCCGACCAGCACGATCCATAGCTGCTGATTTCCAGCCAGGTCGCGCACGCGCTGGATAAGGGTGCGCAGGTTGGCCGCGTGCTGCTCTCGGCTCTGCACAAGACCCGTGGCGGCGTCGTTCGAACCTACCGTGATCACGCAGCTGGAGAATCCGCCTACGTCAGCCACATCGGCGACGAACATGGTCCAGCCGACATAGCCGAGGTTGAGCCAGTCCTTCAGCGTGCTGCCGCCTCGGCCCGAGTCGATCATCCCGAATGGGACACCTGACTTTTCCGCGAGCGCGTTGGCGGCAATGATCGCGCCCCCATCTGTGCCGAACGGGCGCCACGCGACACCGTCGTAGTAAGACACGTCGTCGCGTGGAGTCAGGCCTGTGCCGGACGAACTCGTAAATCCTCGCTCAGCGCCGCTCGACCCGATCCAGGCTTGGATGTCACCTACACCAATGCGGTTGCTGCTGACATCGGTGCGCGCCAGCTCGACGCCGGCTTTCATGCTGCGCTCGATCAGGTGGTACATTCCGCCGGCCTGGACCTGCGGCGCGGCCTGCCACGTATTGGCGCCGATCGTGGCGTTCGTGTTCGCCCAGTCCTGGATGACGTCAACGCTGTTCGCGCCCAGGACGCGCTGTTCGATGCTGTCTGGCGTGGTGCCAGCGAAGGCGCCTGACACCGCCACGGCAACGGCGGCGCTACCGATCACGCGCTGCACGATCCGATTTACCGGCAGCGTGTTCAGGGAAAGCGTACTGCCCGGCTGCGGCTCTGGTTGTGGCTCTGGCTCTGGTTCGGTTTCCGGGTCAGGATCAGGCGTCGTGCCGCCGCCGGTGAAGTTGTACGCAGGCTCGGCGCTGGTGGTTGGAGAGCCCGTCTTTGTGAACGGCAGCTTGTTCGGACCAACGTCGATGATATCGTCGGCAGTCGCCATGCGCACGTAGACCGCCGGAACCTTTTTCAGATCGGTGAGCAGGTCTTCGCCGTTGGCCATGCGTGCGACTTCATCCAAGGTGAAATTGGTGCGCAAGACAGCGGTACGGCTTTGAGACTGGTCGCTTCGACGGTTGGCGGCACCGTCTGCGCGCGATCCAATCATGAAAACAGACCCGCTCAATTCCTTGATCAGAGCGGGACTCGTGCTCGAACCTTCCAGCACTACATTCGCGGCCGTAGCCACAACGCCAGCGACGATGGGGCAGCGGTAAAGATAGGCGGTCGTCCCGTCACACTGCACCAAGTATTGATGCTCACCTTGCGTCAGCTTTGTGGCAGCAACGATCGGTGCATTGGCCGTCGCCGTCACGGTGTCAGCGAACACCACGATGCGCCCTTGAAGACTCCCGATAGTTGAACCGGACGTATAGAAGGCGATGTTCAGCGAACCAGCTGCACCGAAATTGCCGGTTGAAATAACGTATTGCGGCTGGTCGCCGGTCACGACGCCGTCGTAGCGAAGCGTGAACGGGATCGCCCATAGCTGCCCCTGCCCCGTCGGGAGCGTCAGCAGCGGGTTGGCCGGGGTCGAAAGAGACTGGTTGCCAGCGGCGCGATTATTCTTGATCATGGGCGGCCTACTGGTCAGGGGTTCAAAAGGCGCTCGCGCACGAACGCCAGCAGCTCCTCATCGGACTTGCCGACGGGCGCCGCTATAGCGAAATGGTTCTCATCCGGCCGTGCCGCTCAAGCATCACCGTGGTGATGCCGCGCTCGCGCAGCAGCTCGAGCGTCTTCTCCCACGTCTCGCGGTCGACGGTGCCGACGGCGCCGTGCAGGTAGACGGTTTTGTCGGTCAGGTGCGTCACCGTGACAATGGCCAGGTACGGACGCCGGTTTTCGTATCCGCCCGGCTGGTCGTAGGCACGGATTGCCGACGTCTGCGGGGTCATCGTCAGGTGGATCATGCTGATCTCCGACTTCTGGTATTCGGGCTGCGCGCCAAGAGGCGACGCCGGGAGGGACGACCGGCTTACTTGGCCGTTTTGACGGACTTTTCTTCCGCCTTGACTTCCTTGACGACTCCACCTTCGATCAGGCGCTTGGCCTGCTCGGCATCGAAACCGGCGATATCGCCGGGGCTGTAGATTTTCCAGGGCTTGATGAATTCGACCGATTGCATGTTCAGTTCCTATTAGAGGGGTGAAGCCGACCCGCCGCAGCGGGCCGGTGCTCAGGCCGCGTTACGCGCCCCAGGTAACGCCGGTCAGGATCGCGATCGATTCCTGGTGGCGCGGGCCGAAGTCGTGTTTCGCGATGACGCGAACCAGGGTCTGGTCACGCTGGAAGGCACTGACCACGTTGCCCTGGTCGTCCTTGTAGGTCGCTTCCTTCGAGTAGTCGATCAGCAGTGTTTCGTCTTCGCCGATGAAGCAGTCGTTGAAGTCCACAAAGTACAGCTCCGACGCGTTCGAGCCGGCGCCCAGGTTGTTCGGGACCTGGGTGGTCTTGCCGATCGGGTAGCCCTTCAGGTTGCCATCCTTCATCTCTGGATAGACCTTGTTGCCATTACCGTCACGCAGGCCTTCCAGGAAGCGGAAGGTACGCGGCGACATGATCCAGCCCGGCGCGCCCATGTTGGCGTTGACGCCTTCCAGGCACAGGATCAGCTTATTCAGATCGTTTTCGATCTTCTGCAGCGTGTCACCGGCCGAGGCGACGATCTTGAAGCCAGCCAGCGCCCAGGCCAGCAGGCCCTTCGGGGTATCGAGCGAGCCGTCGTCGCGGATGAATGCCTTGTCTTCGCGGGAGCTCATCGCTCCGGTCAGGTCGTCCACCACGAGCTTGTCGACGTTCGGGCTGGTACCGGCATAGGCCAGCAGATCGTTCGAGATCGGGACCAGGCCGGTCAGCTTCTTGGCCGACAGCTTCAGGTTGTCGAAGGTCTGGCCAGTCGTCGGGATGTCGGTATCGCTGCCGATGTAGCCGACCACCGCGCCGCCTTTCAGGCGAGGCAGCGTGATGTTGCCATTGTTGAGCGGCAGCGAGCGCGCGCCCAGGCGGCGCACGACCGATTGCGGGCGCCACAGCTCGATCACTTCGCGGGCCATGTTCGATGGCACCAGGACGCCACCAGCGCCCGGGGTCAGGGTATTCAGTGCCATGGCCACTTCTTCGCCGAACTGGTTGTCCATGGCGAACTTGGCTGCGACCTGTTGATTGCCGCCGGCGACCACCAGCGCGCGGACCATGCGCGACATGCCGGCGCCTGGCAGCTCAGGGGCGCGTGGGCGAGCAGGCATGCTCGCTGGAGCAGCTGCTGCGGGCGGCGCGGCCGGCTGATGTACGGCACCCAGCGCGCGGTCGACCGGCACCGCAGCGGCGGCGGCGATGCTCTCGGCCGCTTCCATGCGGGTAATCTGCGCGGTCAGGTTGGCGAAGGCGGCCTGCAGGTCGGTGAATTCCTGCAACTGAGCAGCGGTGAGTTCGCCGCCGCCGGCTTCGATCAGGGCCAGAGCTTGGACGCTGGCGTTGACCTTGGCGCGTTCGCTGCGGAGTTCGTTGATGGTTGGCATATTGCCTCTCCTAGAGTGGAAAAAGCCGCCTCGAGGGCGGCTTGGTTGCTTGTCCCGCGAACGCGGTCAAATTTGGGATTGCATCGCCATCGCTTTCGCGCGGGCGCCGATGGATTGTTTCGTGCTGCGGGCGACGCGCGCCTCGCGCGCTTGGGTGGCAATGCGGTCAATGGCGGCCTGCGGAGTTTCGATACGATCGGCAAAGCCGATATCGACGCCCTGCTGCCCCATGAACACGCCAGCCTCGGTGCCGCGCACAGCGTCGGCGCTGGTTCCGCGGTACCGCGCGACAGCATCGACGAACTGGCCGTAGTAGCCCTGCACCATGTCGTTGAGGAACTTGAGCGATTGGTCGGACAGCGGCTCGTGCGGGCTCAGGTCGTTCTTGTGCGCGCCGGCGTAGACGGTGGTCACCTTGACGCCCATTTGCTCGTTGCGAGCCGAAACGTCCATGTGCTTGGCGATTACGCCGACCGATCCGACGCCAGAGGTGCGCGACATCGACACGTTGCCGATCGCGGAGGCCAGCAGGTAGCCGGCCGAGTAGGCGCTGTAGTGGGTGATCGCGCTCATCGGCTTCACGCCGCGGGCTTCGAACAGGAAGTCGGCCAGCTCGAAGGCTCCCACGGTGCTGCCGCCCGGGCTGTCGATGTCGAAAGCGATCTGCTCGACGGCAGGATCCGCCAGCGCTGCGCTCACCTGGCCGCGCAGCTGCTCGTAGCTCGTCATGACCTCGCAGGGATTCATTTGCATGCTGCGACTCACCAGCACGCCGTGGACCGGGATGATCGCGACTCCGGTGTCGGCGATCTGCTGGCGGCGCGCCGACTCGGCCCGCATTGCGGCAGTCTCATGTGCGCGGCCGTCGTCATCATCCATCATCTGCGGCTGCGCGCCGTTGACGCTCAGATTGACGATGTTCAGGCTCATCTGCTGGTTGGCCCAGGCTGCAGCCTGGTCCAGCATCGCCTCGGTCACCATCAGCGGCTGATTGAAGATCATGTCGGCGATGCGGAAACGGTTTTTCATGCAAGGATTCCTTCGATTTCGGCGACCGCACGCGGGTCGGCCTTGGGCATCTGGTCCGGCAGCGGCTTGGCCGCATCGACCATATTCAGCGGCTGCAGGTAGGTGTCGCCACCCTTCACCGGCGGCAGGTTTTCCAGGCGCCGGATGTCGTTGACCGACAGCCAGCCCCATTGACGGGCGATCGCATACGATTCGTAGCGGGACTTCTGATCGCCGCGCAGCAGGCCGGAGACGTTGAATTCAATGTAGTACTCGTCGCGCTCATTCGGCAGCAGCAGGTCGCGCATCATGGCCTGCTCGTGGCGCTTGATCCATGGCAGAAGCGTGTAGATCACGAACTGGATCGCCTGGTGCTCGATATTCGAGAACGTGGCCTTGTCCAGCTCGCCGATCATGTGCGGCGGCACCTTGTAGATTCGCGCAATATCCAGCGCCATCAGCTTGAGCGCCGGGATCAGCTCCGCGTCGACGTTCGTCATCGACAGCGGACGGAAAGTCATACCTTCCTGCAGCATGGCAACGCGCTTCGCGTTGCTACTGCCACCGTACATTTGCTGCCACTTGTCGGTGATCCGGTCGATTACCCCCTGGTCCTTGATGGGCGGTGCGCCGGCCGGGCGCTCGATCACGCCAGACAGTGCCGTCCCATTCAGGAAAGACTTCCCGGCGTATTGCTGGATGGCCTGCGCGTAGCCAATGGAGTTCGCATGCAACATGATCGGCGATACGCCGACATAGCCGTTCAGGCTCCACCAACGCACGTGATGCACCATGCGCTGCGGGATTGGTTCCTGCCCGTCGATCCGATAATACGGACGAAGGTCAGATCCCTTCATCACCTGCACGGAATCCGACGACACTGGATACAAGCCGGTCACCATGCCATCCGGATCGCGGCCGATGATGCTGTAGGAGTTCCCCCTGGTGCCGGCGGCCAGCTGACTGCCCTCCAGGAACTCGAGCGGCGTTTGCCATTCGTTGGGGGCGTGCGCCAAGATTCGATGCAGCGGGTGGTCACGCGCGACTTCGCGCTGCCCGTCTTCCGTGCGCCGGAAGATTTCGCGGGGCAGCTGGGCAATGCTCTCCGCGATCAGGGTGACGCAAGCCTGCACCGCGGTCAATGCCAGCGCCGACTCTACGGTCACCAGTGGCCCGGCATCGGACCTTGCGCCGCCCAGGCCGGACAGCCAGCCACCGTTGCCGGTGGCGATCTGCGGGCTGAAAAACTGTTTGGCGAACATCCGTTACCCCTTGCCACCGCGCGCCAGGGCGCGTGCGACGATGTACGACCAAGCCAGCAGGCCGGCGCCAGCGACGATGAAGCCCGCAGGCAGAAAGATCATGCCGGCGCCGATCGTGACCGATGCCAGGCCGAGAACGCCGGCGACGAGGGTCGCCCAATCAATGAAGCTCATATCGTTACGCCCTCGTCGTAAATTGAAGTGGTCTGCGCCGGCTCGGGATTCAGCGCCATCAGCTGAACGGCATTGAACAGCGCCATAAGCGGGTCGATCTTTCCGGTGCCGGATGCCTGCTTGGTGATCAAGGCGGCATTCCCTCGCGGCTCAATTTTGGCGTTGCCGACACACCATGCCATGAGGTCCTGATCGCCATGCAGTAGCACGCCCTCAGCCAGCTTCCGCTCGGTGACACTGATTGCGCCGATGAGCTTCCAGCCTTGCGAGATGCCGAAGCACTTCTTTTCGTCGATCTCGGCATCGACCAGCGCCTGGAACATGACCTTGTGAGTCTTTTCCGGATCCAGTCCGACGGAGGCGAGCAGGCCTGACTCGTTGACCTCCTTGACGACTGCTGCTACTTGCGCGACGTCGCCCGGCAGTTCCTGGATGATCACCAAGTCGCCCTGCGCTTCAAAATCCTGGTAGCGGCTCTCTTCGCTTTTGCGGCGCTCGATCGCGATCGGGTGCGCCCAGGCGCGCGTCCAAGCGAGCCACTTACCTGTTCCGCGTTCGCGACCGACGAACGCCAGTCCCAGCAAGTCGTCCAGGCCGCCGCCGTCAATGCCAGCTGTGACCACTTCGCATCGCGCGAGCAATTCGTGGAGCGTGATGCCGGGCACCTTGGCTTGGCGCTCCCAGAAATCGGCACCGGCCCAGCGGTCGGCCCGCAGATTCAGGCCGATTTCGACATTGCCGTGCTTTGACAGGAAACCGCGCAGGGACGCCTCACCCTCAATCTCGGCCTTCATAAATTCGCGCTCGAGGAACGCGCTGTCGACGGAGTACCCGTAGTTCGGGTTCACCATCGGGAGGTTTTCGAGCTTAAGGTGCTGCTTCGCCTTCACCATCTCTGGCGGGTGCTCGTAGATGATCGGGACGAACTGCGGATCGTGAATCTTGCCGTCCCGGACATCGCGGGCGTATTGCAATTTCTCTTTGAAGATGCCGGCAGGGGGCTCGTCGCTCTGGGTGGTCACCCAGATAACGAAGCCTTCTGGGCGAGATGCCAAGCCGCCAAGCGCCTCGCGAAACATATCCTTCGCATTTGACTGCTTGCCGAACAGCCACAATTCTTCGACAAGGGTCCCAACCGACTTTTTGCCGGCGACTGTCGCGCTATCAGTAGCGATCACCCTGAGGGTCGAATTCTTCTCGCGGTGCGTCAGCTTTTTGACGTGCTCTTGCACGTGGATCAGATCGAGCAGCTCGCTGTAGTCGTCTTCATCCAAGTAGTTCACCATGTCCCGGGCAGGGTTGTAGCTGTTGTCAGCCACTTCCTTGGTAGGGGCGAGGATGGTGAACTCGGCCGACTGGCGCCAGTTCCGAATCAGGCAAGTCAGCATGATCGAGGCCGCCAAGCCGGACTTGAAGTTCTTCTTCGGCAGCATGACAAACCACTCTTTGATCAGCCGGCGGCCACTCGAAGCGTCGTATGCACCGAAAACCGAGGCGGCCAGGTCGAAGACCCACTGCCCGGAGGCGTCGCCAATTCGCGGGCTGCCTGGCGCGTCGACGATGCGCAACTCGCGCATCACCTCAAGATTTGCTTCCGCCTCTTCTGGAAAGATTGGCGGCGGGATGATCGATTGGCCCGAGCGAAGTCGATCTGCCCAGTCGGGGCAGGCAGTTGTCCATTCCGGCATCAGACTCTCTTACCGCTGTTTGCGACCAGCTTTGGCGGCTCGGATGAGCCAAACTTGCCGGCGCCGGCCTTGCGCGCGGCGTCCTGTTTCTGGTCTTTCTTCCCGCCCTCGCCCAGCTTGGTATGCGTGAACGGCATGAGCGCTTTGGCGGCATCAAGCCGCAGCTTCGGATCGAGGGCACCGTCGTTCATCGCAGCCAGAAGGAAGGCCTTGGGATCGGAGTGCATCAGCGCCGAGCTGATGTCGAAAGTCGGAATAGGTGCAGGCGGCGGCAGGGCTGCTTTGTCAGCGACCGGCGCTTCCTTTTTGTTCGCTGCGAGGTGAGCGGCGACGTCCTTGTCTTTAACAAGTCGGGCACCAGCTTGCGCTGCGGTAGCCGCGCTGTAGCCAGCGCGAATTGCCGCCTCCTTATTCGAGAACCCGGCCAAAACGGCATCGGCGAAGGCTCGCTTTTTGCCTGTTAAAGCCATTAACAATTTCCTCCAGGGGGACTTTTTTCTGCGCGTGAGTTGCTAGTCGGTGTCCGAGGCCTGACGACCCCAGACTTCGACCACCCCCTCCCCTTCGGGCGGCGACGCGGCCAGGATCAGGCTGGGACGGATGGGTCGGCGGGCCGGGCCTGGTGATCGACGACGATCGTGCAGGTCGCCCGGTATTCGGTGCCCGTGCTGCCCATGTTGCTGCTCAGGTAGAGCTGGTCGACTCGCACGGCGCGCCGGTCAACGGTTACGCCAGCCGCCTTCGCAACAGCGTCGAGCACCAACGCTTCGAGCTGCTTTCCGTCCAGCACGGCATGGTGGATGGTCTGGTCCTGGCGCCGGGTATTGACCTTGATCGTTTCCATTCAGCCTCCTCGCGCGCGGGCCGCTGCCTCTCGCGCCGTCTTGGCGTCGTGGCACGGGACACAGAGCACTTCCTTATTGCTGTCGTCGTCACTGCCGCCCTTCCAGAGCGGGACGATGTGGTCGACCGGGCCACCGAGGGCTGTCTTACCCTGACGCTTGCACTCTTGGCACAGACCGCAGTCACGCGCTCGGATCCGCTCGCGGTCACGCACGCCCGCCGAGCCGCGCACGCGCTCGACAGTGTCGGGGCGCTGAGTGGGCAGCATGGTGACGCGGGATGCTGCGGTCGCCAGACTGGACTTCAGTTGTTGTAGCTTCATTCGTCCGCCAGCAATTCAGGCGGAATGCGGAAGTAGCGGGCGATCTGCTCAGTATTGAACGTTTGCCACTCAGCCATCGGCGCTGCCTGCTCATGCTCGACAGGCTGGAACAGATCCTTTAGCGCTGGCGGCGCGTAGCTTGGAACGTCACGTACGAGCTGCGGCAGCGACACGCCGGCGGCGCCGTAGCCTTTCGCACGCAGAATGCCGTGGACGTCTTCACCCTGGGCAAGGCGCTCGGCGATCTGGTTTAAACGTGGCAGATCGACAGCTTGCGCAGGTGCAGCACCAGGGCCAAAGCATGCGCGCAGTATCTCGGCGCGGTAGATGCGAGCCATGTTGTTCATGCCTGCCCCCGCGCCTTGTCGATCGCTGCCTGCACGATCAGCTTTTCGATTCGGCGCCGCAGCCATGCGGCTTCTTGCTCGACGCTCACGCTACTTCTCTCCGAAGCCGGGCACATCGCGCGCCGACTCAACCCAGAACGAAGCCAGCCAAACGATGACCAGTAACACCGCCAAGGTCCAGAGCACGCCGAACGCCCAGCCAGGCGCCTGCAGACGATCGAGCAGCAGCCAGAAGAGAATGGCCAAGCCGAGCGGCGAACGCGTTGGGAGCGACGACGATTTGATGACGTTCTTGCGGTTCATGGACACCTCAAATAGAAAAGCCGCCGGCGCATTGCTACGACAGGCGGCGAAACCCGGTTGATCCGGGTGAGGGAGACACTGGAGCGGGCAGCCGGGTTCGAACCGGCGACAACGAACTTGGAAGGATCGCGCTCTACCAGCTGAGCTATGCCCGCAATCCATATAGCTTTTCTTTGACAAAAGCTATATTCAAGCTATAATACTACTTATGAACTCGATCAACTGGACCCCGAAAGCAGCCAAGCAACTCCGCAAACTGGACAAGCAGGCACAAGCCCCGATCCGCGATGCGGTGACGAAGCTGGAGACGATGCCAAGCTGCCAGAATGTCAAAGCCCTGACGAACCACTCAAGCGGCTATAGACTCAGGGTTGGCAACTATAGGGTGTTGTTCGATTGGGATGGTCAGATCAAGATTGTCGAAATCAACGAAGTGAGCAAACGCGATGAACGCACCTACTAATATCCAGATCATCAACGGGCCGGACGGGAAACCGGCCTTTGTCGTCATCCCGTATGACGAATACAAAAAGTCCCGCGCCGAAGGCATGATCCCTCACGAGGTGGTGAGCGCCACCGTCGACGGTGCCACGCCTGTGCGCGCCTGGCGCGAGCACCTGCGTCTGACTCAAGCCGAGGTGGCCGAGCGCCTCGGCATTGCCCAGTCGTCCTATGCGAAGCAAGAGGCCAGCGATTCGTTGCGCCGCTCGAGCATCGAGAAGATCGCCGCCGCGCTGGGCATCACGTTCGAGCAGCTGGACATCTGACTTACTTCCGGCGCGCTGCGTTCAGCTCGGCCGTCTTCTCCACCGCGGATCTTCTGCGTGGGGTGCGTTTCCACGTTTGCGAAGCGTTCGCGGTCGAAGGTCTTCCAGGAGCCGTTGCTCCAGCGTGCTTGATAACGCATTGGGATTCCTGACTTGCAGTGTAAGTTGCCCGGCCTCGAACGAGGCAGGGCTGGTCGGCCCCAGGTCTATCTGACAAGTGGGCCGTAAACGAAAAAGGCCCACCGAGATGGCGAGCCTTTTTTCTAGACGAGCGCCGGCTTTACTGCTGGCTGGACTGCTCGACTGCCTCGGGTGACGTTGGCGCCGAAGCGCGCATTACGTGGATCGAGGGATATGTAAGGCTTGAAGTTTACGACTGATGAGCAGCCAACGCAACTGATTTATTTGCGAGAGCTTGCTGCCCTATAGCCACCAATCAATCGAGCGATAACGCCCTCATCCTTCAAGCCGGTGGAAACGTAGACATAATAGTCCCTGCCTGACTCATGCAATTTCTGCCGCTGATAGGTCTCCACGGGATACTGCTCCTCGGTAGCCTTGGCCACTACACTAAGTGGTGGCTCGCTAAGAATCGGGAACTGATGTACCGGGGGTGGTGGGCAGTCCTTCAGCAGAATTCTCTTTCCGTCAAACGCCCCTCCGATGCATAAATACTCGTGTTGGCTCACGCTGCTCTCCTCAACTTTGCGCTGGCCCGCGCAGAATGCGACTGGAACATCCCTTCCAGTTCGCTGACCATGTCAACAATTTTCTCACGTTCGATGGCGCCGCCCTGGATCGGCTCGCGGCCGGTGCCGTTGCAATGCGTGCACGCACGGCTCTCGACGATCTTCGTGCCGTGGCAGCACTCGCACTCGCCGCCCAGCCAGTGGGCCAGGCTGACGCGGGCGATCTTGGCATAGATGGCATAGGCCGCCTTGATGTCCCATTCGTGCTTGATGTTGATCCACTTCCGGTCGAAGCCCTTGCGCGCCACCTCTCCCGTCCAAATGCGCAGAAGCACGGCCAGCTCGCGCGCTGCGCTTTCGACCGGCTGGCGCGGCACGCCAGCGATATGGGCGCGCAACAGCATGGTGCCGAACAGCTCGCCCGATCCACCCGACAGGTCGGCCAGCGCCGCGGCGACGAGCGGCTCCGTCTGGTGGTGCTGGTCGTCGTCCTGCAGGTTGGAAGTGCTCAGTGCGTTGAGATAGCGCTCGGCGAACATAGGTTTCTCCGTGGAATTCCTACGAGATTACCATTGCGCTTGAAAGGCTGAGTTGCGCCCGAGATTTTCCAAATGGCAATTTCAACTACGCGGTTTGCATGCCTGTGTTGAAGATACAACATTAATCCAGTTCTTTTGTCAGGCCGCTTTTTCTATTTGCGCCGCCGTAGCAGTGTTGTTACTTTATATCTACCGATGTGGTTTTTGGTCTTGATCGTCGTTCGTTAATTTAACAGTTAGGTCAGTTGCGTCTAATGACTCAAAAACCAAGCGGTATTTTTTTAAAAAAAAATTCGCAAGACCAATCAATTTGGAGGGAAATCATGACTCGACTTATATATGGGGCAGCTGGAGCGCTTTGCATAACGTTCGCAAACCTATCAGGTGCGCAGGAAGTATGCTTTAAGGATGCGAAAACCAATTTCGAAACATGGAAGGCCCAAAATTCTAAAGTACTGAACGATCTCGCCGCGCAATACAACGCTTCCAAGGACCCTTCGAAAGAGATGGTCACCTATGCTGGCATGCGAATGCCAGTAGCAGCGGCGATAATGATTGAGGGCGAAAAGTATGGCCGCGAGGCTGACGGCAAAGTGGAGGTTGAGGTAAATGCCGCAAAGAAATGTTCAGGCCAAACTACTATTCCCCGTGGAGTATATGATCTCGCCAGGGAGTGGATGGGAGTTACAACAATTCTGCCTGAACAAGCTACCCGTATAGATTTCGAAGAACTGCGCCGTGGGAATATTGCCGGGGGCGAGAACAGCGTCATCCGCGAGACAGGAAGGGCGATCGATAAAGTTGTGAATCCATTCCGCTGGAAGTGGTAGGGCTTTTTTACCCAGCGCTCCTTGCGCTACTCAAGTAGCCAAGCAGGCGTCTTCGGCGTCTCGATCTCTCTGCCCATCCCGATACAGAGCGTGTAGTGCCATTTATATGCTGTCTCGACGTCGACTGTAGCGATTGCTAAGAGGTATGCGGATCGCATCAAATTGTTAACACCTCTTGTAGCATGGAAATCCGGCTCAAGATTGGGTCAAGCATAGCAACCCCAACACTGGAGCCTGCCTTTCATGGATGACGCAACCTGCAACGAAGATGGTCATAATTACAATGCGATCGAGTTTTCTCGCTTGCCCGCGCCTGAGCTTGAGCGCAAGCGCCGGCAACTAACATGTACTGAGTGCCGCCAACCTGCATTCTTCCGCAAGGAATCTCGTGATGGCCGCGGCGCTCATTTTGGCGCTCGCCCCCACGCCGAAGGTTGCTCTCGTGCTGTTGAGGATCGCGATATCCGCCTTCCCGGTATCGGCCTCGGTCAGGACGAGCTGGCGAACTTCAACAACAGGATCGTTGTCGACTTGGATTACGGCGCAGCAGAAGCCCCTGTGCACTTTGATCCTGCGCCTGGAGCACCTCGGCGCCCACGCGGCGGCGCTCACTTCGGCGGAGATGGCACAGGCGTCGCCAATATGCACCGGCGCTTGCGACCGCTGCTCCGTCTGCTCGTCGAAGCGCCTAACTTCCGATATTCCGACGCGATCATTGCGCTGGATGACCAGCCAGAGATGGCAGTCCGGGATTTCTTTGTTCATTTCGATGATGCTGATGACCGAAGCAACAATTTTTTCAGGGGATTCTGGGGGCAGCTCACGGATGCCGGGGAGGGAATGCAGGGTGCACTCTGGCTAAACAGCGGCGGTCGCGCAGACATGAGTATCGGCCTCCCGGCGGAATTCCGTAATGATGTCATGGAGCGATTTAATATTGCGAACAAGGAAGAGTTGGCAGGCTCGTATATCTTAGTTCTCGGGACAATGAGAATTTCTCAAAACGGGAAGATCTTCTGCATGATCGATAGCCCAGCCGTGGTTGCAATCCTTTGATCCTCGTCGGGTGCAGGTGTCGCTATTGACCTGCACCCAAACCTAGAATTCCTCGATTTCCCATCCGCCTCCATTTTTCTTTGGCTTGACTTTAACCGCTACGAAATTCATTGGATACAGATCGGCCGCGATCTTGATCTTTGCGCGGGCGTCGTCGTGCCAAAAACCTTTCACCTCGTGCATCTCAAGCGCACCACCGGCCAGCATGACAGCGAAGTCCGGGGTATAGAAGGTATTGTCGGCCAGCCGCAGCTTGATACCTTCGAACTTGAACCAGGCCACCTCGCCGGCATAGCGCCGGGCGTCCAGCGTTGCGGCATAGGCGGCTTCGGTCTTGTTCATGGTGCCGGTCTTGAGCCGGCCCAGTGCCTGGAGCGCGCGCGTTGATTTTGACTGTTTCGTTATCTGACTGCTCATTTCATTCCTTCAATTTAGATTGTGTTTCTTTGTTTTTCTGGTCCAGCGTGCGGCGCTTCTCGATCCAGTCCTCACGGTCAGCCAAGTTTGGCGCCAGCGTGTACCGGTCGCACGCCTGCCTGCTCCATGGCAGGAATGGCTTAATTTCGTCGACGCGCCCGCTGCCGCGCCCTGCGCAGCGCCCCAGGCCCACCTTCGCGTGCTCCGGGTATTCCTTCATCTTAAAGTGGCCACAAAGGGCGCAGATTTCGTCGCTCACACTGCCCTCGCCGGCGGCGGCTCGCGGCGCACCAGGTCTTTCAGCGATCCTATTCCCTCGGGCTTGGACGCGCGCTGCTCAGGCTGGGCGAGCGCCTGCGGCACGACCATGGGGCGGATCGGCACCACGGTGGCCGACAGCGCGAGAGCAGGATCCAAAGCGGCCTCGATGCGGGCCTTGAACTGGCTCATGTACTCGCCGGACCGTGGCGACAGCCCCAGCTCGGCGCCTTTTGCCAGGATCGTCGCGTCGCTCGCCCACCAGGCACTGCCGGCGCCGACTGGCTTCTTCTGCACCTCGGGCGGGGTCCAGTCGGCCGCATAGCGCTCACTAGGCCCGAAGAAGGTGGCGGACTGCAAGATGTACATCGGCTCGATCTTCATGGCTTTCACGAAGGCGGCGTACGCCCGCGCGCCGGCGAGCATCTCCGCCACTGTGGCGCCGGCGCCGAGCCGCGCGGCCCAGGCCTTGTACGCCGCCTTCTTACTGTCGCCCGGGCGCGCGGGGTAGACCTCCCAGACCGCTTCGAAGTCTGCCGGGTAGTCATTGCGCTTCACCTTGACTGGCGCGGCGCCGTCGGCGCGCAGGCGCTCCAGCTCGTCCAGCAGCTCGACCACAGTCGACGACTTGAGGTGCACAGTCGGGTTGGCGGCGGCCAGGCCGCGCAACGGGGAGTAGTCACGCATGGGCACCCTCCCCGCTTAGCGCCATTTGCTGGGCGTACTGGGGCGCTTTACGCGCGGTGGATACTGCGCCCCACCATTGACCCACTTTGGTAAATCGTGCCGATGACTTCGGGCGTGGTTCTTCGTAGGATTGGTTAACAAATTCTCGGAAGACTTGGTCATGAACACCTTTACTCCGCATGAATACGTCAACCCCTGGGACGAAGGCGATTACCGGGTGTACGGTCTCGCCATGCTGGCTCCCGATAACTTGTATTGGCCGGCCTACGTGGTCGAGCGAGTGAATGGAATACCCGACGCGCCGCGCGAGGCAATCGGCCTGCAAGAGGTGCGAATCGAGCCTTGCGGCACGCCCGAGCTTGCCAGCTTGATGGGCGTGTCGTTCGGTGTGCAGCGCGTGCGCACCGGCGATCGCCTGGAATGTTGAGTTCAGCATGGCGCCACCTCAGCGCGGGCGCGCTGGCGCAGCGCCACTTGGTGCTTTGCCCATTCGCCCGCGATCCAGGTCACTCCCTTGGGTGTGAAGCGAGCCGAGTTGAACGCGTGGTTGTTCTGGGCGGTGCCGGCCTTGACGCAGAAGCGGCCGGCGGCCTGGTGCTGGGCGTGCGGCGTCAGCGCGCCGTTCAGCCGGTACATGATCTTCTGGTCGAGCAGGAACTCGCGGAATGCTCCCTCGTTCGCGCCCAGCAGTTTGGCCACCTCCCTGAATCCCTTCGTGCCGGTCGAGTCGGCGTAGCGCTCGACAAACTCCACGGCCGGCGCGGCGGCGGCGAGCTGGGCGGCTTGGGCGTCGATCAGATCCTGCTGCTCGGCCGCAAGGCGCAGCGCCGCGGCGAATGACTGCGGTACCGCCGGCGCCGCGCTAGCCTCCAGTTCTTGCCACCGGTCGACCAGGCGCGCAGTGAATTCGGGCGACAGCTGCGCCACGATCACGTACGAGTCGCGCTTGCCGATGCGGTACTGGCGGATCGACTTCGGGCCCGGGCCATCGTTCGGGACTTCCTCAAATTGAGGAAGTGCAATTGTCCCGCGCGCCAGCAGGCTTTCGATCGTGCGCACAACGTTGTCGTGCCGCTTCTCGACCAGGTCGGCGATCTCTCGGCTCGACATCGTGACGTCGGCGCCGCCGGTGGTTTGCAGTGTGAGCATGCTTCCCATGTTTTTTCCTTTCTATCGTTGGCGCCGCGTCAGGCGGCATCCTTGTAGACGTGACCGTCATCCACCCGCCGGCGCACCAGCTGCAGCGCGGCTACCGTCTCGGCGCGAGTTGCGACCTGCATCTGGGCGTCGTGGATCGTCAGCGCGGCCTCGATGTCGCGCATAGCATCTCCGTCCAAGCGGAAGTTGCCGGACTTGGCACTGCGCACCTTGGCCCGGAACGCGCCGTCCAGCGCGCGGATGATGGCCCGCTCGTGCTCGCCGCCGATTTCGGCTTCTGCCATGGCCATGGCGATGTTCAGCGCCGTGACCACGCATGACCAGGCCTCCTCGGTAGCGGCGCCGGTGCGCAGCTGCTCGAGGCTGAGCCAGTACGCCAGTCCCAGGTCAGACAGCTGGTCGCTGGCCAGCGGCGCGGCGTCCTGGCCGCGCGCCACGCACTTGGCGATCGCGGTCAGGCCGCCGGCCTGCGCCATTGGGCGCGGGCGGTACTTCTTGTTGCGCGGCTTTTTCATGCTGCCGCCGCGATACCGAGGCGTTCGCACTCGGCGCGGTAGTCGAGCCACGTCTCAACAGGTACGCCGTCACGGATGACGCGATTGCCGTGCTTGTCGAGCTTCGGCCCACGGACCATCAGCACGGTATCGCGCACGTGCGCTGGGTCCGCTGCAATCCAGTCAAGGCAGAATTGCGGCGCGTCCAGCTCAGGGCTGATCTTCACGCGGCGCGTGATCTCATTGAACAGCTGATCCGCCAAGGTATCGCGGCGCACGGCCCATTCAGCTGGCGTCAAATTCTTGCGCGTTTCCAAGTCGATCGTTGGGACTTTCTTTGCCGCCGCGGCTTGGCATACGGTGCGGCTGATACCGAATACACAAAATGCGCCCATAGTCATAACTCCGGAGTAATTTCGTTCAGCCCGACGGCTTCGCCGGGCGCAGTAATTTGGCTTTTGATCACGGCCATGCACTCGGCCAGCAGCTCCATCTGTGTGCCGTAGCGCGCCTGGAACGTCGCCTTCATGCCGTGCACGCTGATGCGCCCGAGCAGGTCCGTGTCGTCCTGCTGGTGGTGCGGGCCGCACAGGGGAAGCACCAGGAAGTGCGCACCGGGCTTCGTCCGTCCGTCGATGTGGTGGATGCTCACGACCGGCTCGCGGCGGCCGTCCTTGAGGCAAGCAATGCAGCCCAGGCTCGCAATCGCGTCCATGAAGCGCGCTTCGTCTGCGGTCGGCGGGCGACCTTTCATGCCCCGCGACCTCATCGGCTTCGGCAGCTTGGCCGGCTTCGGCTCACGGGCGCGGGCCTGCGCCTGGGCCGCGGCAACGCGCAGCAGGCCGGCGCCGGAGGTCGGAGTCTTGAAGCCGGTGCCGCGCGCCATCGGCGTCTTGCGCTGCAGCGGCTTGCCCCGGCTGAGGGGTGAGCGGCGCATCATGCTAAGATTTCCCAATGAAAACGAAACCCACTCACTTTCGTCGCTACTGGACGCTTTATGCCCTGGGCGGCGGGGCGATCGCTGTTCTTGCTACCGCGCGCCTGTTCGTTCCCCCAGCAAAATTTGATTGGCCTGCGTGGGTTCAGGCAGTTGGCTCGATCGCCGCAGTTATAGCCTCGGGCTTGATCGCCACGATCCAGGCCGATCGCCAGTTCTACGATTCGCACCGCCTTCAAAAGTTGGAGCGCGCTAGACAAGCTCTTCGCCTTGCAGTCGCAGTTACCACCGTCACTGAAAAAGCCGTAGTGCAGGTGATGTTCGTTATTCGTTGGTTTAACTGGGAACGGGAAAACATTCATCTGATCGGTAGCGGAGAAAAGTCTTTTGACCGTAGTCTGCTTGAGCAGATCAAGAACGATTTGCTCTCTGTGCCAATGCACGAGCTCCCGTCTGGCAGCCTCATGTATAGCCTGATGTCGATGCACTCCATTACCCGGCTCTTGAAGGAAAACGTCGAGAAAGCTCTTAATGGGCACCGCCGAATGGACGCGACCGCATTCGAAAGCTTCTTTGCGATGCTTGACAATGCGCATATGCAAATGTGCCTGCATTTCACAGACATGGACCGCATCACACGTTTGATTCATGCTGATTGCGAGATTTGATGCCATGACATTCATGCCTTCGTGTGAAATGAAGCGGCGGTCCGTACCGACCACGCCGGAATGTCCTGGCGCAGGCCGCGCGGGTTGGGCATGTGCTTCTTGCTCAGCGCCGGGCGCGTGAACACGCTCACCGGCTCGCGCATCGCTGCCACCTGCCCAGCTGGGCGGACCTTCTCGCCCTCCAACTGGTCGTAGTGCACGCGGGCGAAGTTGCTGATGCTGATCTTGCCGTCGTCCTGCTGAACGAGCCAGCCGCTGCGGATCCCGCGCTGCAGGGTGTCTTCTTGGTGTCCGGCCTTGTGGCCCATGTCGACCACCGCGAACAGCGCGTGCGGGCTCATCGGGCCGTGCATGTGCAGGTATTCGCCGGCGGCGTAGGAGGCAGTGCCACGCTTGGCGCGGCCGGTGTTGTTATTGCTGGCCATGGTCGGCCCTCCGAATGGTGAATTGGGCGACGCAGCGCGGCGCGGAGTGGCGGATGTAGGTCATGCGGCCCTCCCGGCGATCTGACGCTCGTGCGCGAAGTTCGCGCGGATCAGCGCCTCGGACAGCGGCGGGCAGACGCTGTTGCCGCACATGCGCACCTGGGCCGACTTCGTCAGCGGGATGCGCGGGAGCGCCAGCGGATCGCCATCGACCTGCTCGCCACCCACGAACAGCAGCTCCGGATCTGGAATCTCGTCGATGACGTAGTCCGCCGGGAAGCCCTGCGCGCGGTACAGTTCGTGCGGCGCCAGCATGCGCAGGCCGATGTCCACGATCTCATAGTCCTGGCCCTGGATGGTCACCAGGCCGAAGCGGTCGCGGCTGGTCACGGTCGCCAGGGGCGTGCCAGGCGTCTGGTCCTGATCGGTGCCGTAGTAGGCGAGCAGGAACGCACGCACCTCGCCGTGATGCTGACCGCCAGCGCTGATGGTGGCCAGCGGCTCGTCAGTAGCGGCTGCCGTGCTGGTGCCACGCAGCTTAACCAAGCTGCTGGCAACGAGCGCCGACTTGCCTCCGCCGCCGGCGGTGACGGTGCCGAGCGGCGCGTCGGCGGCGTGGCCGATGCTCTTGCCCATGTCGCGCTGGATGTGTGCAGTCACGATGCCCAGCGCGTGCGCTGCGCCGGCCGGATTCTCTTTCGGGCCAGCGGTGATGGTCGGCACTGGCTCGGCCAGGTCGCTGCCCGTCGAGCCAGTGCGGAACTTCGTCAGGTGGGCCGTGACCAGGCTGTGGTGGTCCGTGCTGGTGACGGTGCCGATCGGCTCTTGCAGCTCCGATCCGACCACGCCGGTATAGTGCTTCGCCAGGAACGCGGTCGCGATCGCAGTGTCACCCTTGGCCGTGATCGTGGCTGTCGGTTCGGCGGCGCCACGCGGGCGGCTGTCGCCGGCGCGGCCGCCAACCCCGACCAGCGCGGCGGAGACCATGCTGAAGTGCCCACCCTTGACCTGGGCGCAAATCGTGCGCAGCGGCGCGTCGGCCGGCATCACGCGCTGATTGCTCGCATTGGCATGCTCGTTGAGGAACGCGGTGACCAGGGCAGCTTTCGTCGATCCGACCACGGTACCGAGCGGCTTCTCGATGTCCAGCGCGCGCGGCGCCTGGGCGGCGGTCCGCACCAGGTCATCTTCATGTCCGCACGCAGTGCACCCGCAGGTCGGCTCAACGTCGAACTCAGCCGAGCAGTGGCGGCAGTGCCAGGTGGCCTTGCGTTCGCCGTACCCGGTCTGCACCATGGTGGCGACGGTCAGCGCCTGGTTGCCAGCAGACGTCACTGTTGGCAGTGGGCTATCGGCATCGGCGCCGGAATGGCCGGTCGTGTTGGTCATAACGAATGGGCGCAAGGTCGCGCTGGCCAGTGCCTTCTCGCCGCGCTGGGCGCCGGTGATCGTGCGGAATGGCTCGTGCACGGATTCGCTGCGGTCGCCGCCCTGGTGCGTAACCGGGACGATGCTCGGCACGACCACGGCGCGGTGGTTCTCGGTTGTCAGGGTGCCGAATGGCTGATTCGCCGTAACCGGCTTGCCGGCGTAGATCGGGCCACCCTGCCCCACGATGAACGGATCCGCCGCGTGGACCACGTAACGCATGATGCCCTTGGCAATCCGGCGCAGCGTGGCCTCGGCCAGCGGGCGCTTGCGGTTGAAGATGCTCGGGCACGGCAGCGACCAGTCGATGCACTCCGCCGCGGTGCGGTACGGCTGCAGCTTGCCTGCGCGGACGCCCGGCGAGTCCGGCGCGCCGTTGGTCGGCACTGGCCACTTGATCGGCAAGCCGTCGCGGCGCGCCACCAGGAAGAAGCGCTTGCGGATCGTCGGCGTGTTGTAGTCGCTGGCGCGCAGCTCGCGATGTTCGACCTTGTAGCCCTGGGCCTCCAGCTGGCGCACGAACGATTCGAACGTCTTGCCGCGGCGCGCCGGGTCCGGCTTCCAGTGGCCGTGCTCGTCCTGGATCAGCGGGCCCCACGTTTTGAACTCCTCGACGTTCTCGAGCATGATCACGCGCGGCTTACACTTCGCCGCCCAGCGCAGCGTCACCCAGGCCAGACCGCGAATCTTCTTCTCGACCGGCTTGCCGCCTTTGGCCTTGCTGAAGTGCTTGCAGTCGGGCGACAGCCACACTAGGGCCACCGGCTGGTTGCCGGTTACCTCGATCGGGTCGATGTCCCAGACGCTCTCGCACAGGTGCTTCGTGTGCGGGTGGTTAATAGCGTGCATGGCCAGCGCCTCGGGATCGTGGTTAATCGCGATGTCGACCGGGCGGCCGAACGCTTCTTCCAGGCCGGTGCTGGTGCCGCCGCCGCCGCCGCCGGCGAAATTGTCGATGATGAGCTCGTGGCCGAGGTCGAGCTGCATGGTGATGAGGTCGCGCTTCATGCCCGTACCTCCGCCGCGCGGGCGCCGAACAGGGCCGCAACCAGCGGATCGCGCGCCACCGGTGCCGAGTGCAGCCGCACCGAGTAGTGCTCGTCGTCCTGCATGAGGTGGATGTGGCGGCCCGGGCCCAGCGTGGTGACGTCTGCCGCGCGTTTCGGCACGCCGGTCGGGCGCGACACCGGTGCCGCGGCGAGCTGCTTCAGGTAGGCCTGCGCCTGCTCCGCTGTGATCGCCAGGTAGCACATCAGGCCTTCGGCGCCGCGCGCCGAGGTAACGCGCTCGCCCAGGTCGGCCAGGTACTTGCGCACGCCCGACGGGCCCATTTCGAGCAGGTTGCCGATCGCGGCGCGCGACAGCGGGCCGACCAGCAGCGCGGCGATGAGGCGGCGCGTCTTCTCGATGCGCTCCGCGGTCTGGCCAGGGGTGACGTAGCGGGCGCGGGTCATGCTGGCACCTCGTCAGCTTTGGCCGGCGCGGCAGCGGCCGTCATCGAGGCCAAGTCGTCCCCTTGAGCCAGTGCAGCAACCCAGGTCGGCGCGGCTGAGAGTCGCTCATCGTCGCGCATGGACATCAGCACACCAATGAAGTCAGGTGCGCAGTTGATACGGAAAACGGCGTTCGAGCCGGTGATGTCCTTGTTGGTGAAGAAGGTCATCCCGACGGTTCCGAGGCGACGCTTGTTGAACACCTTGCCAGCGGCTGCAGCTGCCTTCTGCGCCAGTTCGACCACAGGCGCGCCGAACATGCCAGGAAGCCCAGGCTCGAGCAGCTCCGCCTTCGGGATGACACGCTCATAGCGCGGATAGTTGGCTTCAATGTCTGGGCGGCCCGCCTGGATGTAAATGTCCGACTTGCCGTTCTCCACGACGGCCAGGCGGTCGCCAATCATCACCAGCTCGCGGCCACCGTCAAGTCCGGCTGCGCAGGCCTGCTGCATGCGCGAGTCGAACCGAAGAATCACCTCGTGCTCGCAGGTCGCGTCACGGTCGTAAATGGCCCCAAGCGCGTGGCCGTTTGTAGCGCAGATCACTGCGCCGCCGTCCTTGTGCGGCCGGACGTTGATGGCGTTGAGGTAGTAACGGATGTCGGCTTTTGCGATGAATGGCGCGATGAGCGGCAACAGCTTGGCCGTCAGGCGCAAGTTGGCATGCTTGTTGGCGGTCATGCGGCACCGCCAATCACGGCGCGCGCGGCCGCATCCAGGTCGAGGTCGGTGAGAACGTGGCGGCGGGTTTCGGTGATGTAGACGGCGTCGCCGGTGCGCAGCCAGCTGTTCTCGATCACCAACTCGTTGAGCGATGCGGCGTCTGATTCCGGCTGATTCACCGAGTAGGCCAGCACAGCAGTGACAGCTGCGGGCGAAGACTGATCTTCACCGGTGTGCATCGCCGGCGGATTCGATTGTGCTAACATTTGGTTTCCTCTCAAGGATTCGTTTCACTAAGCCCGGCTGCAACCGGGCTTTTTCATTTCTGCTGCTCAGCGAGCATTCGCTCGTATTTCTCGCGGCTCATCACGTGGCCGGGTTCGACTGGCGCCGGCGGCGCGGCGTCTTCTGCATCGGGTTGATCCATCTACTCTCCTTATGTGATCCGGCTCAGACCTGCGAACTGGTGCCGGGGTATCGTGGTATTCGTGGGGAGCGGGCTTTACTTCGCCAGCTCGCGGATTTCCCGGACTGGCACGCCCAGGTACTCATGAATCGCCAGGATCACGCCCGACGTCAGCCGCTTCCCGCCGCGCAGCTTGCTGATCTGGCTCGGCTGGATTTCCAGCTCGTCGGCCAGCGCCGAGTCGCTCTTGATGTCGAAGCGCCGGCGCAGTTCGTCGAGCAGGGTTGCGTTGCACATCTGGTCCTTCTCCTGATGAATTGGTGGCGGCGCCATCCCGCCGCCTGGGTGCTGCCTACGTCGACTGGGAGCTCGCGCGGGCCTGGGCCAGCGCCTGGCGAGCGGTGATCTTGGCCATCAGGTCGGCGCCGGCCGCAGCGTATGCCTCCTCGGCCTCGACCAACTCACGGTGCGCGGCCAGCAGCTCGGCATCGGTCGCGTCCGGCCACACCGTGAGGAGCGCCATCTTTGCCTCGGAGCCCTCTTTCGTGATCGAGCGGAGGTGCTTGATCGCGTCGAAGCCCACAGCCGGCGCCTGGTCGATCGGGCGCACCTCAATGCCGAGTGGGCACAGGATCTGGTTCAGCACGCCGACGCGGTACTCCATCGGCAGCGCGGCCAGCAGCGTCGGGACCATGTTGGCTGGCAGCTTTGGCTCGTGCTCGTCGTCGCCGCCCAGCCAGCGGTACAGCTTCTGCGCGGCGCTCTTGGCGCGGGTGTAGGCGTCCTTGCTGGTGGAGTCAAAAGTGATGCCGGTGGCGACATCAGCGCCGATGCGCTCGTGGGCCTCGGTCACGTGGATGGCCAACGTCTCGCGGCTCATCTGGCCGCTGTCGCGGCGCCACGCCTCGATGGCGCCGCGCAAAACGTCAACTAACGAGAAATTTTGAGGACACATCTTCATGACTTTTTCCGAATAGAAAGCTAATCTGACAACACTGAACAAGAACAAGAGGCCCGGCTATGCAGCACACTGCTCACTTCGAAACCGACTACCCTGCACGCACAAACGGTCTTGGCAGATCGGCTGCGGAGGTCATCACGTTTTCGCGCGATGGCGGGTTGCGACCAGCGCGGCCAAGTTCTGGCTTGGGATCGCTTGCCCGACGCGCTGGCACTGGCTCAGACAAGCCGAGCGCGACAAACACTTCCGGTCGCGCGAGCCGCAAGAATTTCAGCTGAGCTTTCGGGATGCCTAACTTGCGCCACTCGGATACCGACGGCGGCTGGATCTCGCAAAGTCGAGCTACTTCTGACGTCCCGCCCAGGGCGTCGATGATTTCGTTGGGCGTGAGTTCTCGTTCCATGGGCTTATTTTAGGCATGCCTAAATTATTAGGCAAGCGTTTTTAGGCTTACCTCATCAAAAAAAGATTAGGATTACCTAATATGGAACAATGGAAATTACGACTTGCCGAAGCCCGCGCGGCCAAAGGCCTGAGCAAGAGCGATTTCGCGAAAGCGGTTCGCATCTCGCCGCCCACTGCTACGGATTGGGAGAAGAGCGTCGCCGACGGCGGCATCAAAGAAATTTCGGGCATCCGCCTCACGCGGGTCTGCGAGGTGCTGGGAGTCGACCCGACGTGGCTTTTGCATGGCAAAGGTTCTGGGCCGGCGCGCGTGCCCTCCCCGGATCGAATCGAAGAGCAGAAGCCGGTCCAGGGAGCAGAGCCTGACAGCGACGCATTCGTGCACATTCCGAAGGTGCGCCTGCTTGTCTCCGCAGGCGTGAGCGGTTTCGGAGTTGAGCCAGAGCCCTACGACGGCTCGACCGCGACCGTGCCGGCCGATTGGCTGCGCCGACGCCAGCTGCGCGCCGAGCACCTTATCGCGATCCGCGTGCGTGGGCGCAGCATGGAGCCAACCTTTAATGAGGGCGATACCGTCTTCATTAACAAAAAAGACATCGAGCCATCCGACGGCGCTGTTTTCGTCGTCAACTATGAGGGCGAGGACGTAATCAAACGTCTCTCGCGCGATGCTGGCGACTGGTGGCTCATGTCGGACAACTCGAATCAGCAACAATTCCACCGGAAGCTTTGTAAGGGTGCCGACTGCATCATTATTGGCCGCGTGGTCCGTAGCGAGCGAGAGCACTTCTAGTGCTATGCGCCGTGATGGACCTCTGCTGCGTTCGCGTAGCAGTGGTGAAGGTCGACCACGCGCGCTTGCTCGAGCCGTTCGCTACCAGGACGGTGCGCGATCTGCAGCCGCGGTTCGGGATCCTGCCGATCCTGCTGGTTTCGTTCAGCGATGCCGGCCTATTGGATGCCCGGGGGTTTTCAGAATTCCCGACGGGCCCATACTTGACGGAGCTGATCGAGTGGAACGAGGCCGAGCCTGTCGTATGGTCACCGCTCCCCGAACTCATCGAGCCGGAGTTGCCATTCTAGACGCGTGATTATTGGCTAGATTTCAACACGTGCTGCACAGCTATACTCGCGCGAGCGAAACGGCACGCTTAGATGCCGATGATCACCAATATAATGAAATACTTGGGTACCGTTTTAATTGCTGGCGTGCTGCTTTCAGCCTGCGCACCAGACTCCTCCTTGTCCGCAGCGAAGGTTGAGCTAGCCGAAGCAAACAAGAAAATTACAGCTCTTGAGAAAGAGCTTGCCGATGCGAGAGCAGCTGCTGCTGGGCCCACGATGGATAAGGATCGCCCCGCTAAACTCGACGGTAGCGCGGACACGCCACTCGAACCGAAATCGGAGCCTACTGGCCAGCAGTGGCAGTATGACGTTAGCGAAGATCCGATGTCTGGCGCCAAACGCTACACAGCGTCCGTCCGGAGCTCGAACACTGTTTCCTTTGGCTTTCCCTACTCCGGCACTCAGCGCGGAACCTTAACCCTCAGGACAAAAGGCAAAGAAAAGGACGTGCTGTTCTATATTGAGCAGGGCCAAATCCTTTGCCCATCCTACCAAGGCTGCAGCGTCATGGTTCGATTCGACGAAGAGAAGCCGGTTCGATTCGCTGCCAGGGGGCCAGCAGACCACAGCTCCGAAACAATATTCCTTTCTGACGAAGGAAGATTCATTGGCAAGCTGAAGAAGGCGAATCGCGTGCGACTGGCTGTCGAGATTTACCAAAACGGCGCACCAGCCTTTGAGTTCGACGTCAGTGGCTTTGACCAGGACAAGTTCCAACCGAAGCAATAGCTGCCATGAACAGTGCGAAGACCACCCTCCTTGCCATCGCAATTTTTTCCGCGCTTGCCGGCGCGCTCTTCCTCTGGAAGTACAGCGAGTGGATCGCTATACCAAAGGCTCGAGAGCCAATGGTCAGCCTGCTGAAGGATCCCGCCAGCGCCCAGACCCGCAACGAGCGCATCACGAAGGTCGGCGTGCTTTGCGGAGAAGTGAACGCCAAGAACAGCATGGGCGGCTACGTCGGCTTCAAGAAGTTCATTTCGTATGGCCCGGAAAACAACTTCATCGAAGGCACTGGACGGCTAGGTGAGTCTACTACCGAGGATCTCATCGAACGACTCAAACGCAAGAACGCTCGGCTAAAGGCGTACATCAGTATTCGGGATAGCGGAACGGACATCACCCCACCGTCCGACTCTCGATTGGATGAATTGATCGAAGAAGAAATGTTCCTCGAGCGCTGGCAGCAGGCTTGCGGGCCGAAAGCAACCTGATGGCAAACGCGAGACTAGCCAAGCTGGAGGGCGGCTACACCGTGCTCATCAAGGACCGCCTGCAGGCGAACGAGGAGACCGACCCGGCCAAGTGGGCGCTCTGGAAAATCATCTGGGACTGCAGCTCGCTCGAAGAGCTGGCGCGTCGCGCGCCGGATCCGGTCAACACGTCCCGGACCGGCCGGCGCATCACCTGGCGTACTGAGGTGCGGTAGGCACTGAAGGAAGGATGAATTGCGAAGACGCCAAGGCCGCAGCATCCTGAAGAATACTCGAGCCCGATCTGATGGAGCATAGAGGATAGAATGGAAGTCGTGGACATTGAACGGAAATTGTCAGAACTGCGCACGAGCGTGGTGGTGCAGGAAATTGACGGTGCGGCCGAATCAGCGGCCGATTTCCGCGCGATGATCGATGCTATGGAGTCTTTGCTGACCGAGGTAAAGCTAGAAGCCCCTAATCCAATCGCGCTCGATACGCTGTATAGAGAAATGCAGCACCACTGGACGAAGGTGATCAACCGAGCGATCGGCGAGTGGAATGAAGGCAAGCCCGCAACGTCTTTAGGAACCCCGCAAAGCCTCCAGGCATCAAGAGCAATCGTGGATGAACTTGGAGCTAAGATAGTAGAAATTGCCAATCGCCGAACTGCTGAAATAAAAGCGGCAGCTCACTCGCGATCTCAGCTATCTTACTCAGCAGAGCAGAAGCCGTTTTCCGTGTCGGCACAAGAGCCGTCGGCACAGTATTTATCCAACGCGCCGACGCCTACGCTGGAACTTGCGGATATAGACATCACTAAAATTGTGACTGAGGTCACGAGACAGTTAGGCACTGCTATTGAGTCACATCCTGAGAGCAAGTCGGATTACCTTCCAGTCTTGGAACAATTGGTCCGGCTCAGCTTGCACTTGATCACATCGAAATCGAGCGACGGTGGCGAACCGCCTCGTGGCCCGGTTGACACGGCAGGGAAACGGCTTGATGATGACGGTATGGAAGCCCGGATAGCAAATTTAGAGAAGTTCGCCGAAGAGAGCCGCAAGGATTTGCGCTCTATTGACGTGCGCCTCGGCAAGGTAGAGACCTTGGTTGACGGTATTTCAAAAAATATGGCCACGAAGGCCGATATCGCTGAAGTAAAGGGCGGGGTAGCGCAGATGGAAACCACCATACTAAAATGGTTTATCGGCACTGCTATCGCGCTGGCTAGCGTGGCATTTGCTGCAGCTAAATATCTTAGCTAGATGCCCGAAAACCTTTTATAAGCGCCAGCCCCGTGTTCGGGGCTTTTTTTACGCCCCGCGTGAAGAATTGGCACGGAAGCGCCGCGCTTTGCGAAGCACGAAACCACAGACTACCTTAGCCGTCAACGAGATGTCGGCGCACGGCGATGCTCGTTGTGGGATAGCAAAGGGCACTTTCGCCTGAGTGCGAGCGGCCTTTTCGTCAGCTACTCGGCGCGCCACCTCAGCACAGGCCGTCAATTGCTCGAGCAGATCATCGTCGATCTCAATTGTGCTGTAACGCTTGGGCCAGCCAGCCTGCAGCGGGTACGGAATGCCCAGCAGTGCGGCCTCGCCTCGCGTCAGCGCCTTCGCCTTCGTTCCCCTGCGCCAGGTAGCCCGACAGGGTCATTTTTTTCGCCATTCGCGGCCTTTTTTTCTTTTCGCACCTTGTATAGGTACTAACAACACCGAATAGAGGTACTGCTTCTTCTGTATCTGCTCATCCTCTAACTTCAACCCCAGTCTGGGTTTCGTACTATCGGGGGCTGGGACGAAGACTCAGCTTTCCTGTCGAATGCGGAGCCTTTACGTATTAGATCGGTACGCCGTCTACTACGACTCGTCAGCCTTTCCGGTCCGCAGGTGCTAACTTCGCTGCCCGCGTGCGTATCTCAGACCATTCCCACAGTACGCCTATCCCCTCACCCCTGCCGGCGGTTCCCGACGAGTGAAGCGGCTGATGCCGTCAGCTCGGTTCTTACGCGTGGAGCCGGCGGTTTTCCCTCCCTGCCCCATGCCTGCAATCAGCCGAACCCGGCCAATGCCCAGATTGTACCTAAATATTTAGGCATACCTCAATATTTTTCTTGATTTGTTTTTAGGGATGCCTAATAATGATCTTAACGACAGCGCGCTCAGCAATCCCCGAGCCGCGGAACTGGAGAGCTACATGAGCAAACAGTGGGACCACGAATACATCAGCCAAGCGATCGACGAAGAGATCGAGCTGGCGCGCCTGGACAAGAACCTGCGGGGCAAGAAGCCGAGCACCGTCTGGTTCGACGCGCCGGTGCACCAAGCGAAGCCGCGCGGCGCATTTGTTGGGATGTATGGCGGTCTGCACTCGGTCGACCTGCCGCGCTACCGCCGCGACCCGCGCGACGCTGGCGACCTGGCTATCCGCCGCGGCGTGAGCGTGAAGCACGACCACGACGACTGCAGCGTGTCAGCGTACGGCGGCAGCAGCCGACGCGCGGTGACCGAGTTCTACGGCATGCACCCGGATCCGGCCGCCGCAACGATGGCCGCTATCACCCGCGCAGCGATCCAACTGCTGACCGAGCAGCGCGACGAGCGCGCGGCACTCAACCCAACCCGCTCGAAGACGAGCCGCCGACCCAGCGTTAGGGCGACCCGCAAACAGGAAAGCGCCTGATGCTCACCGCAATCACCGCCTGCCGTTGCCTCTACTGGCTTCCGCCAGTGCCGTATGCCGACGGTCACCGAGAGGCGGCAGGTTCGATCAACAGGCCTGGCCAGCTCGAATACGGCTAGCTCCTGCGCTTGGCGGGCGGCATCCCGTCAAGCGCGAACCCGAAACACCCCACGCCCGGCATGACCGGGCTTTGGCACTGAAAGCACCCAACAACTACGCCCAGGAGATCGCCATGCGCTTCCGCATCACTATCTGCACCGCCGCCGGCGCGGCGCCCAGCACCTACACCGCCATCGGCGATCGCGACGCGCTGATCGACGCCGCATACGAAGCCGGCGCCTTGGGCGTGACCCTGATCCTCGATCGCTGACCCGGCGCCGCGCGCCTCACCACCACAAGGACACACGATGTTTTTCAAGAACCTCCAGATTTACCGCCTCCCTGCCCCGTGGTCGATGACCGCGGAGCGCCTGGCCGAATACCTCGCGCACCAGGCCTTCGCGCCGGCGTCGAGCAACGAACTGCTGCGCCAAGGCTGGGCCGCCCCGCGCGGCGCCGGCGAGCCGCTGGTGCACGCCGTGAACGACCAGTTCCTACTGAAGCTGACCACCGAGAAGAAGATCCTGCCGGCGAAGGTAGTTGCCCAAGTTGCAGCGGCGCGTGCCGACGAGCTGGAGGAGCAGCAAGGATTCCGGCCGGGCAAGAAGGCCATGAAAGATCTGAAGGAGCGCGTCGCCGACGAGTTGCTGCCGCGCGCGCTATCGGTGTCGGGCTCCACGTGGGTGTGGATCGACCCGAAGAACGGCTGGCTGGTGGTCGACGCGGCAAGCGCCGGCAAAGCGGACGACGTCGTGAAGCTGCTGCTGAAGGCGGTCGACAAGATGCCGCTGGAATCGCTGCGCGTGCAGCGCTCGCCGGTGGCTGTGATGACGGGCTGGCTGGAAGCGGACGAAGCGCCGTACGGCTTCACCATCGACCAAGACGCAACCCTGCGCGCCAGCGGCGAGAGCCGGGCCCAGGTCGGCTACAAGTCCCACACGCTCGAGCCGGACGACGTGCGCCGCCACATTGCGGCCGGCAAGCAGTGCACGCGCCTGGCCATGACCTGGAACGACCGGATCAGCTTCGTGCTGACCGACTCGTTGGCCGTCAAGGGCATCAAGCCACTGGCCGTCATCCGTGAGGGCGAAGTGGCCGCCCAGAGCGACGTCGAGCGCTTCGACAGCGACTTTGCCCTGATGGCCGGCGAGCTGGCCAAGCTGCTGACCGACCTAGTCGAAGCCCTGGGCGGCGAGGCGCGCTCATGACCAGGCGGCGCACACGGCGCGCGCTCGGCGCCGGCGGCGAGAGCCTGACGGACCAGGACCGCCAGGCGGTCCGCGCGTACCGAGGCAACCGCGGCTCCACGCGCTACTACCGCGACCTGAAAACGATCGACGACAAGACCCCATCCACCCATACGGACGAAAAAAAATGACAACGACCACCAGCACGACAACTGCAGCGCCCGCGCCGGTCCTGCAGCGGCGCGCCAACGATAACCCGGCCGGCTTTTCGCCGGACTGGCGCGATGCCGAGCCAGGCTTGGCTCGCATGAGCGACGTCATGATCGACATTGAGACGCTTGGCACGAAGCCAGGCGCGGCAATCCTAAGCATCGGCGCCGTGATGTTCGGCATGGATGGTCTAGGCGAGACGTTCTACGCGCCGATCGACCTGGAGTCGTGCGCAGCGGCCGGCCTGACGATCAATCCGGCGACCGTGCGCTGGTGGATGCAACAGAGTGACGAAGCGCGAGCAGCGGCTATTCCTCCCGATGCGGCGCCGCTGCGCCAAGTGCTCATGGCGTTCCAGGCATGGTTTGTCTCGCAGGGCGCGAAGTACCCGTGGTGCCACGGTGCGACGTTCGACGTGCCGATTCTCGATGCGGCCTACCATTCGTGCTGCCTCGCTTCGCCGTGGAAGTTCTCCGCCGTGCGCGACACGCGAACTCTTTACGACCTCGCCGGCATAAAGGTCGACCGCCGTACCGGCGTGCACCACCATGCGCTGGACGATGCAATCGCCCAGGCCCAGGCCGCCGCGCGCGCGCTGCGCAATGTCCAGGTGCATAAGACCGTGAACGAGGCGCAATCGTGAGCGAGCACCAGCTGCGCGCCATCAAGTGCAAGACCTTTGCCGTGGTCGCTTATGTCGCCGCGTGCGCCGCGGCCATCGTCACCGGGCTGCCGCAATGATCCGCCGCATCGCCCAGGCACTAGTGTTCGTGCTGGCCTTCCTGATCATCGTGGCCGAAGTGCAGCGCGCCGAAGACGCGGACTCAGCGCGCGCGGCGGCGGCCTTCTACGGAGCGCGGCCGTGACCTTCGAAGAACTGCGGGTCACCTACCAATGCCCGGAACAGATGGCGCGCGACCTGTTCGCGCAGCTGGCCGCCTGCCAGGCGCTGCACACGATGGAGCAAGCCTTGCGCGCCAAGGCCGAAAACAAACTGGCGGCGGCTGCCGCGCCGCGCCGCACATACCGACAAGACGAGGAGAAATGATGGACCGCCAAGCCAACAGCCCTGTTTCGATGGACGACGTCGCGCGCTACTTTAATGCGCCGGCCGCCCCATCGGCGCTCACCAACGCCGAAATGATCGCAGTGCTAACCGAGGTGCGCTCCTGGGCGCGCGACCTGCCGATCCCAACGCCAGGCGCGATTTCGGCAATGCAGAAGGTGCGCACGGTCCGCGATGCACTCGCAGCCGCCCCTGTCGCGGCACAAGCCGGTCAGGTAGCGCCGGCCCAGCCGCTGGCCATGGTCAGCCCGGACGAGCTGCCCGACATCCAGGCAGGCCGCGGCGCCGTGCCGGTGCGCGGTAACCAGTGGCGCGACGACCAGGCCGTTCCGATTTACGCAGCTGCGGTAGCCGGTCAGGTAGCAGTGCCGGAAGACGTCCGCAAGGCTCTGCAAACCATCGCGCGCTGGGATCTGCCAGCTACCGGCAAGACCTGGCCGAGCGGCGGCGCGGTTTCGTATGAAGCCGAATACGGCAGCAACGGTGCACGCGACTACATGCGCCAGGTCGCGCTCAACGCGCTGGCCGCGCTTGATGTGCCGCCAGCAGTAGCACAGCAGGCGGCAGCACAAGCGCAGTCCGCGCCTGCCGAGTCGCTCGAATGCTGGTCGCACAACGAAGAGGATTTCAACGCTCGGTCGCTGGACGAACTGATCCATGACCACGATCTGCAGCCTGGTGCGACCGTGTGGGTCGGCGAGGCTGTGCATCCGGAGCCGAAGAGCCTGTTCAATACCGATTGGCTGATCGAGAGCATGGGCGAGGCCGCCTATGACATCGGCGGCGAGCATGCCGGCGAGGACTATCCGAACGTGAGCGACGAACAGGTGGCCGAGCTGGAGGCGCTGATCGTAGGCTGGATTGCGAAGTGCGCGCCGCCCAACTTCTGGACCGTCAAGAACGTACGCGCCCACGTCCTGACTGCTGAAGATTGCGGCGCCCAGGCATCTACACCAGACGTGCGCCAGGAAGGCGGCCCATCGTGAGCGACTGCTACATCGTTAGCCTGAAGCACACGAACCGCGAGCACGCCTACATCACGTTCTGGCGACCCGCGGACAAGGGCTACGCTTGGCCGCTGTCGTGGGCAGGCAAGTACGACGAGCAGACCGTTCTGGCCGCGGGCGATTACTACCACCGTGGCGACGACACTCTGGCCGTGCCGTGCGTGCTGGTCGACGCGCTGGCGGTGCCGCCGACGAAAGGCACCATCGACAACGACGCTGGGCCGGTCCTGCTGAACAACAAGACGAATTGGAAGTGCATCCTGGAGTTGGCCCTGCCGGACCCGCTGCACAAGCCGCAACCACAGTACCCAGGCGCGCGCCGCCGGAAGGAATCGAAATGAGCAATCCAACTGAACTGCCGGACCTGGACACCGACAACGTGAAGACTTGGCCGGAGCGCATCTGGCTCCAGCACGGCTGCGACGAAGTGCCGAACTACGCCGAGACGCGCGGCGTCGAAGACGGCATCACTTGGTGCGAGGACAATACCGCCGCCGAGGACATCGAGTACGTGCGTGCCGATCTTGCTCGCTGCGCCCAGCCAGAGGGCGGCGGTGACCTCGACGGCGACAACCTGATGCGGCGCTACAGCAAGCACGTGCAGGCGCTGATCGACGTCGGCAAGGGCAAGATGCGCCATGCGACTGCACTCGGCGGCCTGTTCGGTGAGATCGCGCGCCACGTGTCAGGCGCCAAGCCAGAGGGCGAAGCGCCGCAAGCCGAGGCGATTGAGCTGGCCGGTGTTCGCGAGCAGATCGAGGAAGGCTCGGGCTTTTGGAGTGCCTGCTCAGGCTGCTACGAGACCGAAGACGGCCACGCAGTCGGCCACTATCCCCACAGCGAAACGCTGGGATGCACGCTTGGCGGTGGCTGCAGTGAATGTGGCGGCATCGGTGCGATCTGGGATAACAACGACTACGAGGCCATTGGGAAAGCATGGGAGGCAGAGGAAGTCGCCACTTTGTCGCCTCTTTGTGGCGCCCAGCATGCAGAGAGCGGAGCCGTCAGTCGTGAAGCGTTTGATGCTGCCGTATCTCTCGCCGCTGAAACGATCGACGCACGAAATGAGGAGATTGCCAATCTGCGCGCAGCCATCGCCGCTCAGTCCCAAGGCGCACAGGTGGCTGGCTACTTCGTGTTCGAACACGGGTGCTGGGCTGCGACCAGCAGTGATGATCCGCGCGCCGTCAAGCTGTACCGCGCCGCTCTTGCTGCGAAGGCCGAAGCGCCGGCACCGCGCGTGATCGGAGGCCAGCGTTGGTCGAAAGAGGCCGAGATGACAGAAGGATGGAGCGCCGCCCAGCAAGCCGCAGCACCTGGCGCGCTGCTGGCCATCTTGCGCGACGTGCACGACACGCTGGCCAGCGAAAGCGACAGCGACATCGACCACTTCGAGGACGACGAGGAAGAACGCGAAGGCGCGCCTGTGCAGTACGCCGCACGCAAGGTCATGGAGGTCATGGACATGCTCAAGGCCGGAACTAGCGCCCCCGGCACACCGGAAGCGCCGGACGAGTTAGAGCCGATGTGCGAAGGATGCGACAACGCCGCCACGGTGCACGCCGATGGTACGACGGGCCTGTGCCAAGAATGCGTGGCTGACGATCAGCGCGCCGCCCAGCTCGACGGCGGCCAGGGAGAGGGAGACGGTCATGCCGATCAAGCCTGAGAACCGGAAGCGCTACCCGGCGAACTGGCCCGAGATCCGTGAAGCGATCCTGGTGCGCGCCGGCAACTGCTGCGAACAGTGCAAGGTCGCCAACGGAAAGGTGATCGCGCGCGGCGCCGGGCCGTTCGCTGGAACCTACCAGGACGACGAGGCCAACGTGTTCGACGCGGAGACCGGCGAGCACATCGCCCAGGTGCGCATGAGCGAGTACCAGGTGAAGAACATGGTCACGATCGTGCTCACCATCGCGCACCTCGACCACCAGCCGGAGAATTGCGACGAAGAGAACCTGCGCGCCTGGTGCCAGATGCACCACCTGCGCCACGATGCGAAGCACCACGCCGAGACCGCGCGCACTACGCGCCGCGAGCGGCTGGCCGTAGGCGATCTTTTTGAAGGAGCCGACCATGGCTGACACCTCCCCTTACCTCGCATGGTGGACGTCGATCGAGACGGACCTGCGCAAGTCGCTGCTGGTCGGCGCGCGCCAAGACCCTGAACGCCTTCACAATCTGCTGCGAACTGCGTTCGAGGCTGGCCAGTCCAGCGCCACCCCGCCATCGCCCAGCACCGCGCCCGAGGTGAGCGATGACAGCAATCCGCTTTACCGTGTGCTGTGCATTGCCCTCGGCACGCTCGCGCTGCACGACCACAAAGAGGCTGAGCGGCTGGGCAAGATGGGGCGCTCTGCCCTTGCTTCTCGCCCTGCTGAGGTGGACGACGAAGGGCTGCCGCCGCTGCCCCTGGAGGCCGCCCGCGCGTTCAAGGGTCAGGTCGCGTTCTTCGTGAAGTGGTCGGAAACGGGCAAGGCGTTGCGCGGCGAACTTCTGCTATTCACCGCCGAGCAGTACCGCCAGGGCCAGCGCGATGCGGTGGCGGCGGATCGGGCGCGGCGCGGGGATCGATCATGACCTGCCGCCACATCATCACCCAGAGCCGCGTTGGCGAGGATGGATCGTGGTGCGTCGGCTGCGGCGAGAAGATCTACGACGTCGACGAACGCGAGTGCAAGGACTGCCTGTACCACAGCCGGCTGCCCGGTGGCAGCATCTGCCGGAAGCACCTGATGGTCGTAGTTCCAGGGATGCACGTGACCTTCCGGATCGCCGACGGGTCATGCTTTACGCCGGCGCTGCTGGTGACGGATGGGAGTGGCACTTGAACCTGGACGAGATCACGCACACCGCGCGGCACCAGCACCAGTGCGCCGGCTGCGGCCTGACCGTGCACACCGGCGAGCGGTACGTGCGCGCCCAGGTGCCGGGCGGCGGGCGCTCGGCAAAGGCGGCATTCCACGGCAAGTGCTACGCCGGCCTGGTGGCCAGCGCCAGCACGCTGGAAGAAAGAAGAACGAAGGAGCAATGATGGATCAGATGTTTCTCGACGACGACGAGCTGCGCAGCATGACGAAGCGCGTGCAGAGGGCGGCGCAAGCGAAGATGCTACGCTCGATGGGGATCGCGTTCAAGCAGCGCGCCGACGGCACTCTGGCGGTGCTGCGCGCGCACGTAGAAAAGGAATTTGGCGCTGGCAAGGAGCGGCAGTCGAAGGTGAAGGAATTTGTACCGAACTGGAGCGGGCTGAATGCCTAGAAAGCGCAACAAGGAGAATGTCGGGCTGCCAGCACGGTGGAAGATCGAGCACGGCGCGGTCTACTACCAGGTGCCGGTCGGACTGGAGGATCGGTGGGACGGGAAGAAGAAGTTCCGGCTCGGCGCCACCCTACCCGAGGCCTACAAAGAGTGGGCGAAGCGCCTGGAGTCGGTCGACCCGGCAAAGTCTATCGGCGCCCTACTCGACCGGTACGCACTAGAGGTCGTGCCAAAGAAGGCCGCGCGCACGCAGGTGGAGAACCAGCGCGCCATTCGTTCGCTACGGGCAGTTTTCGGCGACGCGCCACTCACCTGGATCCGGCCACAGCACGTCTACCAATACGCGGACAAGCGGAAGGCAACGCCGGTCGCTGCGAACCGTGCGATCGACGTGCTGTCGCATGCCTTCACGATGGCAGTGATGTGGGGCGACATCGACCGGCACCCGTTCAAGGGCGAGGTGCGGCTCGCCGGCGAGAAGCCGAGGGATCGGTACGTAGAGGACTGGGAGCTGCTCGAGTGCCTGTCGCTCGACAGCAAGCACACGAAAGGGAGTGTGCTGGTGCTCCAGGCATACATTCGACTGAAGCTGCTGACGGGACTGCGGCGCGGCGACCTGCTGCGGCTGACGAGCGCCGACCTGCGCGAGGATGGCATCCACGTAACGCCGAACAAAACGCAAGGCAGCACCGGCAAGCGACTGATCATCGAGTGGTCGCCGGAACTGCAGGATGCTGTGGCTGCCGCCAAGGCGGTCCGGCCGGTAGACATTTCACGCTGGCTGTTCTGCACCCGGAAAGGCGAAGGCTACATCAACGAGGCAAAGGGCACGGCGAGTGGCTGGGACTCCATGTGGCAGCGCTTTATGGAGCGCATCCTGGCCGAAACTAACGTGAAGGAGCGATTCACCGAGCACGACCTGCGCGCCAAGTGCGCGAGCGATGCCGAGACGTTGGAGCATGCCCGCGCGCTGTTGGCGCACGCTGATAGCCAGCTCACGCAACGGGTGTATCGGCGCCGGCCGGAGAGAGTGAAGCCGGGAAAACTGGCATTTGAATAG